AACCGTATTACCTGCAGCAGGGCGTTTTCCTGCTGCAGGAGCCTACGGAGAGCGTAGAGCCGGCCAAGCGGACCATCACCTATAAGCTGGTGGACAAATGGGCCAATCTGGACGGGACGCTGTGGGGCTATCTGGACGGTACATACCAGGGATCGTTGGGCGCAAACATCTTCCAGCAGATCAATGCGCTGCTACGGACGGAGAAGGGCAACGGGCGGCTGGTTGATCCGGTAGCGCCGGTATACACAGAGTATTACAACGGAAAGACCCAGGAACTGGCGGACGGAACGACGGCCAACCTGGTGGACGCGCCGTACACGCTGACGGTGAACCCGGAAAGCGGCACGTATGCCGCCGTGATATTGGGCTTCACGGAGATGTTGAACGCCTGGGTAGGCTACGACGCGGCGGGACGGCTGCGGATAGATGCCAGCCAGGATGACATTTCAGACGAAAGCAAGCCGGTGTGCTATGAGTTCTCCATGGGGCAGGCGGAGCTGTGCAGCCTGTCGTATACGGACAAGCCGGCGGAGGTTTACAACGACTACATCGTGGTGGGTGACACGCTGGAGAACGGAACGCAGCCGGTGGGACGCAGCAGCGTGATAGACCCGGTGAGCGATGTGAATGTGAACCTGATCGGCATCAAGACAAAGTTCGAGATAAAGTCGGGGTTTGCCACAGTTACACAGTGCGGCGATCTGGCGGTGTGGAATGTGAAGCGGAGCGCGGCGCTGAAGAAAAACGTGGCGGTGACGTGCAGCCAGATATTTCACATACAGGAGAACGAGCTGGTGACGATCGTGCGGACGGACAAGCCGGGAAACCCCATAGAACGGCATTTGGTCATGGGCTTCTCCAGACCGCTGGCATCCAACGGCGCGATGACCATTTCGGCGGTGTCGGTGAACGACCTGCCCAACAGCGCCGGGTATACGGCGGCGGTGACGCTGATCGCGCCGGCGGGCAGCCGATTGAGCTGCGGCACGCAGGAGTACCAGCTGGCGTCTGGCGCGACAGAGCATACATTCCTCACGCCGCTGGGAAATACGACGGTGGGGTATGACACCAACGCCGGTGTAGCCGGGTCATCCGTAATGATGATAAGCCGATGCGCACACTATACGCACTCGTTTGTGTAAAAAAGGAGAGAAAACTATGGCGCTTTATATGCCGACGAACGTAAGTCCCTCCACCATGGGGGCGTGGGGCGACGGGACGGTGGATCTGAATAACGGGCTGAACATCTCGTGGCAGGTGAACGGCAACAGCGCCATGCAGGCGTTTCAGATACGGATATACGAGAACGACTCACTGAGCACCAAGGTCTACGACACGGGTAAGAGAACAGACAACTGCCCATTTTACGGGAGAAATGCCAACGGAAACGTGGTGCGGTTTGCGTACAGCATCGGCGCTGCAGCGCTGCAGAGCGCAGGGATGCACAACGGAAAGGACTACAAGCTGGTCATCACACAATGGTGGTCCGACGCGGAGAGTGTGACGCAGCAAAGCGCGTCGGTGTTCCGGGGCAGAAAGACGGCGGAACTGACTATAGACGCATTTGCCGATCCGGTGACGAGTAAGAGCGCCACATGGACGGCCACCTATCAATACGCATCTCCCGTGTGGGTGCGCTGGATGCTGCGGCGCACCGGAGCGGATGAGATGCTGCTGGACACGGGAGCGCTGTTTACAGCGCAGATGGAGCTGACTTACGATGAGCTTTTCAACGGCGTGGAATATGACATTCGCTGCCAGGTGGAGAGCACTGACGGGAAGATTGCCGACACGGGGTGGAAGTCCTTTTCTGTGTCGTATGAGACGCAGAAGTACAGCGGTACAGCCACGGCAGTGGTGGGGAAGGAGAAGAGCGGCGTTTTCATTCAGTGGCCGGCGGCGGTGGAGATACAGGGGAAAGCGGAGGGAACGTATACCATAGAAAACGGCGTTCTCACCCTGCCCCTGGATTCCAAGGTAATATGGGACGGCATAGGAGGAGCCTCTAACGGACTGGGATTCAAGGGTAACTGGGGCATACAGTGGCGCGGCAGCATCGTAGGAAACAACTGGACCCCGTTTATCGTCAGCGGTGAGAATGGGTTGGGAGCCAGCACCTCCTACAGTTTGGCGTTCCCGGAAAATCTCAAACAGTACGCACGCAGAGAGGGCGCGACGGTGGTATATACCGCCAATATGATCGGTCACGACGTGGAGAGCACGATCATCACCGTGTACTACAAGGATGACCAAGGGAAGGATCAGGCAGCCGGAACGAGTTGGAGAACTGGACAGCCGAACCCGGCACAGTACAAGAACGTGGAAGTGGTGGAGACGGTGCAGCTGACGGGAGCGCAGACGTGCAGCGTACTGTGGATCAAGAAAGGCGCTATCCAGGAGGGGGAGACTCCGAATTTCGACAGCAGCACATATATGCTGGCGGATTTTATCAATGGGCTGAGCGGCGGCAGCGTCCAGTTGGCGGCAGGTATTACAGGGTGGGAGATATACCGGGAGACCACGGACACGGGAGAGTTTAGGAAGATAGGTCGGGCGGCGGCGGACCAGCTGAGCATCTGGGATTGCAGCGCCGTGTCACAGGGCACGTATACATATTATATATTTGGCGTGGGTAATGGGACGTTTGCCCTTACACCTATGACCACCAACCAGATCATGGTATGCCTATGGGACTGGTCCATATTATCCTGCACAGAAACATCAGATGGGACGTATCACGTGGAGAAGTTGTACCGGTTTTCTCTGAATGTGAACAGCGGGGCGATACCGAACAACAACAGTCCGGGCATTTTGGATAATTTTACGCCATACCCCACGGTGCAGCTGAGCACGGTGAATTACCGCAGCGGAACGCTGTCAGGCTACATAGGGTATGTGGGCGGCGGCGCGGCGTACATGGAAAAGGACGACCTGCGGATGGAGCTCTACGCCCTTTCCACCACGGGGAACACACTGTTTTTGAAGAACAGAAAGGGCGACCTGATACAAATCAGGATCGCCGGAGAGGTGTCTATCAGTACGTTAGACGCATCGCAGCAACAAGCGCAGACGGCTTCAATACCATGGGTGGAGATCGGATCGACGGAAGGGAAGAGAATCGTTATCACGGAGGATGACGATTTTTACAGTGAGCCGGCAAACGGCGGCATGATACAGAACGGTACATTGCAGATACTGAAAACGGCGGACTCATCTTTTAATACACAAAACGTATTCCCAGATAGCGGGTTTATTGGGATGCGGCAGGTGCGTATCAACGGCATGGCATATACAGAGATTGAAAACAGTAAAGGCGGTATTTCGGTGTATATCGGGAAGGAGGCAGCGCAGTAAATGGCAAAAAAAGTTAATCACGTGGTGGTAAATGGAGAAACGATAGTGGATCTGCGAAACGATAATGTGACGCCGGAGGCGATGGTGCCGGGGACAACGGCCCATAATGCGGCGGGGGAGCAGATCACGGGGACGTATGTGCCTCCGGTGACGAGCGTAAACGGGAAAACCGGAGCGGTGGAGCTGGGAGCGTCAGATGTAGGAGCCGTACCAACCACTCGTACTGTGAATGGGAAGGCGCTTAGTTCTAATATTACTCTGTCTGCTAATGATGTTGGTGCCCTCCCAATTTCTGGTGGTACATTAACAGGTAGTCTTTCGGGTCAGTATATCACTGGTGCTTGGTTACGGACAACTGAGGTTTCTGATAAAGCTGGAGATTTTGCCACCATTGATAGTGATGGCTGGATTTACAAGCGAACGGCAAGTGAGGTTAATGACGATATAATTCGAGGGGAAAATATTTCGCCCGCGACCATTGAACTGTTTCCCGGTGCGGCCGCCGGCAACGGCGGATATATCGACTTCCATTACAACGACGACTCTGCCGACTATACCAGCAGACTGATCGAAATCCCCAAGGGTGTGGTGAGGTACAACGGGTATGGCCTTTTGTCCTCTGCGCATATTGTCGCCATTTACAATCATAACCTATCATTTACAAATGGCAAAGCTGAGTATCAGAATGCGAGCATCAAAGCTAATCACCCATGCTTTGTGCAGTTTCGCGCCAGTGCGGTGTCCAGCGATTTCTTAGATACCGCACTGGCCGTTGATAGCCGAAACGATGGGATATTGACTATTGTTGCAAAGAATGGGGCAACATTCAGCGCAAATGTCAATATCTTGATTATCAGTTTTTGAGGAGGTACAGCTATGGAATTATTTATTCAGCTCGAAAAAAACCCTGACGGCAGCCGTGCCTTACAGTTCGGCGGAGATATGCAGGATGGACAGGCATATTGGAATGTGGAGCAAGTACCCATGCCTGAAAAGTTCCCCTGGGTGGAAATCGAGACACAGGAAGTCTCCCATGAAGCCATAATGGACGGGGAGAAAGTGCTGATCCCCGCGTTTACCCGACTGGAGGTTGTGTCAGCGGAGAACGGCGAAGTGATCGAGGTGGAGACGGTGGCGTCTCCGACCCAGCTGGACCGCATCGAAGCACAGGTCACATATACAGCGATGATGACCGATACCCTGATGGAGGGATAAGCCATGAAAGAGAATATTAAAGCGTGGTACAAATTCGGCCTGTGGACGAAGGAGATGGTCCGCAACGCCGTGGTTAAGACGGTGCTGACGGCGGCGGAGTATCAGGAGATCACCGGTGAGGAGTACGGGGAGGAGTAAGTGATGGCGATAATCTACATCATCCTCGGCGCGTGCATCGGCTTTTGCGCGGCAACTCTGATCAGAAGCGGAAGATAAACGGACAGGGCGCAGGCCCGGAAAGGAGAGCGAATGGAACCGTGGGTACAGCAGATCGCCGTACCGCTGGCGGTAGCGGTGCTAACAAGCAGCGGCTTGTGGGCGCTGGTGTCGAAGCGGGCGGACAAGAACAATGCGGAACGGAAGATGCTGGTGGGTCTGGCGCATGACCGCATCATCCATCTGGGCATGGTGTACGTGACACGGGGGTACATCACGCAGGACGAGTATGAAAACCTCAATGACTATCTGTATCAGCCGTATGAAAAGATGGGCGGCAACGGCAGTGCCAAACGAGTCATGGAGGAAGTAAGGAAGCTGCCCATCAAGCGAGAGGCGTAAAGCCGGAAAGGATAAAACTATGGACATTAACACTATCGGAGTGGCGACTGTTGCCGCTATCATCGTGATCTGCTATCTGATCGGCATGGTCGTGAAGGCCACGGCGCTGGACAGCAAGTGGATCCCCATTATTTGCGGTGTGTGCGGCGGCATCATCGGTGCGCTGGCGCTGGCATTCCACATGCCGGATTATCCCGCCGAGGACTACTTTACGGCGGTCGCCGTGGGCATTATGTCCGGACTGACCGCAACAGGCGTCAATCAGGTGTTTAAGCAGATGAAGTCTACCAACGACGAGGAGGCCATGTAAATGGCCGCCCCGAAAGTCTACCTGTCCCCGGCGATGCACAGGGCGAACCCCTGTGTATATCCGCGGGAGGACGGGAAACAGTGCTATGAGGCGCTGGAGAACAACGAGTACATCGACATCCTTGAGCCGATCCTGAACCGCTGCGGCATCGAGACGAAGCGCGGCTACCGGCGTACACCGATGAACGGAGACAACGGCGATGCCATCATGAAGCAGAACGTGCGGGAGAGCGATGCGTGGGGTGCGGACGTGCATTACGTCAGCCATACCAACGCCAGTGCTAACGGCAAGGCACAGGGCTGCCACCCCATGTACTATACCTACTCCAAGAACGGCAAGAAGCTGGGCGAGATCATGGTGAAGTACCGGAAGCAAATTTACCCGGGCACGGTAAAACTTGTGGCCAACTCCAAGTGGTATGAGCTTTACAAGCCCAAGGCGGTGAGCTACTACGAAGAGCACGTGTTTCACGACAACATGGAGGATGCCACATGGTTCCATAGCCACATGAAGGAGATCGCCGAGAGCGCGGCCAAGGGGCTGTGTGAGTGGTTCGGTATTCCGTATGTGGAGGAGGACGAGCGCGGCACGTGTTGGTGGGAGACCTTCGCCAATACGCCGCAGTCCGGCGCGGCATCCTCGATGTCCACTTATTACGCTGCATACAGGGCCGGAGATTTTCTGATCAACCCGTCCCTTGGCTATGTGTACGAGGTCACAAATGTCACTGTCAGCGGCAATACCAGCGGCATCCAGTATGAATACAAAGGAACGCTGAACTGGCTGGAGGGCGCAGGTGACGCGGACAAGCCCGCAGAGTCGGCGAACCCCACACCCGGTGAGCTGCTGGTGAAGATCATGAACAGCTCTGGCGGCGTAGGCGGCACGTGGGAGCTGGTGAAGTAACCTCGGAGCGCATAAGGCGATAGGCAAAATCCACTGGGGAAATAAAAATAAGCCCCCTGCGGCGCACAGAGCGTCACAGGGGGCTTTCTACTTTGACAGGAGGGTAGTTTGACGGGGCAAAAAAGAAACGCAGCAGAGGGCGTTTACGGGCGAAATAAAAAGATGCCTCCCGCCGAGGGGTGAGGGGGAATAACACTCGGCGGCGGGAGGACTTGAAAAGCGGGAGATGCAATCCGTGTGTAGCGAGAACTGCATCACATTCACTGTAGCACGAAAGGCGCGGCGCGTCAATGGCGGGCGACAAATCTTTACGCATTTTGCACCCTCCCAGCCAAAATGTTGGCGTTGATGTCCGCCTGACGCTCACGGGCTTCGAGAACGAGGGCGGCGGAGCGCTTGCCGGTGCGGGAAAGCAGACGACCTGAATAGCGCTGGGTGACGTTGGGATTGGTGTGACCCAGCTTGGACTGAAGCTCCTCCTGCTTCATACCGGCGTTGAGGTCGATGCGGGCGCCTACATGGCGCAGGTCGTGGCTGCGGATGTCGGGAACGCCGGTGACTGCCCTGACGTGGGATTCCACAAGGGTGGAGAGCCATTGGCGGGAGCCGCGCTGCCACTCGCGGCTCTCATCGCCGGTGCGGGGACCGAAGGAACCCTTTGGCGCGGTATTGCCGAACAGGGGCGCTGTGTCGGGAAGGTCCTTCGGCCGGAGGCCGCTGGCCAGATAGATACGGACGGCGGACTGGGCGATGTCGGGAAATTCGATGCGGCGGAACTTGCTGCCCTTGCCGCTCTCGACGGAGAGCTCGCCGTCCTCCCAGTGGAGATCCGCAGGTGTGAGGTCCAGAAGCTCGGCGTTGCGTAGCTCGGTGGTCAGAAGCATGATGACAATGGCGTAATTTCGCGGCCATGTTTTCGCCTTGGCGGTGGCGGGCTTGTCGTTGCGCCAAAGTCTCATAACCTGCTGGTCGGTGAGGAGCACATCATAGGGACGGCGGGCGGTCTTGCGGGTGTCGGGCGTCAGGCGGCGGGAGACAGGGTTGTGGTCGTACCAGCCGCCGCATTCGGGGTCGCTGGCGTAGTCAAAAAAGGTGCGCAGCCGGTTGACGTAGAGGGCGACGGTGTAGATACTGCATCCGCTTTCAAGCAGGTTGTCGCGCCACAAAAGGATGGTGGCGTAGGAGGGGTCGGCGTAGTTCTCCTTGGATTCGATAAAGAAGTTGACGAAGTTCTCCAGCGTGGCGGTGTACGCCTCGACGGTGCGGGGGGAAGCGCCGGTGGCGGCGCAGTTTTTGATGTAGGAATCTGTTGCGGCGCAAAGTTTCATTTCCGCACGGCTACTTCTGCCCATTTTTTGCACACTCCTTTTTCTTTTTGGCTGAGGGTGTTAATATTGCATTTTCAGCGCTCCACCCTTGCTTTAATCGCCGCGAAATAGTTTTTTGCGAAAGATTCATTTCGCGTTCCCATGCCGAAGTGGGTCTTGGCATAATGGGGTCATTCCTCCTTCCTGTGGGGTTCGCGGGACTCTAAAATCTCCACGGTGTCGGGGAGCTGGAGGCGAGCGGCGGACTCGCTTTCGGCGGTGATGAGTAGGGTCATAATCTCGCCGTCCCGCTTGCGGCGGACGGTAAAGGGATATTCGCGCTTTATCACGTTGGTGACGAGCATGGGGTCAATCCTCCTTCTGCATACCGTTTACGCCAAAGGTGAAGCGGACAAGCTCCGGCTTCAACTCGCTGCCGGCGGCTACCACGACGGTGTCGGAGAAACTGTGGAGCGTCGCAATTACCGTCTTTGCCTTACCCTCCAGCAAGAACGGAGCACGGGTCAGCACGGAGACGGCGGCTGTCCTGCTGTCGGGCTTTGGGTCGTTGCAGGTCACGGTGAAGTTGGGACGGAGCGTGATAGCCGCTTCCTTGAGGGAGATGTACTGCTTGAGCTTTTCAGGTCTGATAGACATGGTGGTGTCCTCCTTACAGAATTTTGTCATAGTATAGTCTACCGGCAAATGCAAATTTTGTGCAAGGGATTTGAAAAAATTTTCAAAATTTAGCCGCGACGGAGAGAGGGGATGAGATCGGCGATGATGCCGGCGGCCTCGGAAGCCTCGGCGGTGGTGTTGTACCAGTCAAAGGAGAAGCGGATGGTCTCCAGTGCCTGCTGCTCGGTAAGACCGCTGGCCATGAGATTGGCGGAGGCGGCGTTGTCGCCGGAGGAACAGGCGGAGCCGGTAGACACCATGACGCCGTTTACGCTGAGGGCGGCGGCGAGGGCAGCGCCGTAGACACCGGGGAAACGGATGGAGAGGATGTGGGGAGCGCAATCCTTGCTGCTTTTGCCGACGGGCAGATTGATGTCGAAATCCACACGGTGGCAACCAAGGGAAATGATAAACTCCTGAGCGACGGCGCGGATAGCTTTCTCGTTTTCTGCCATGTGTAGGGAGCGCCAGGTGAGGGCGGCTGCCATAGAGCTGACAAGGGGGACGGAGACCGTCCCGCCGCGCATACCGCGCTCCTGTGCGCCGCCGAAGATCATGGGGGCGATGGGACAGCCCTCCTTGACGATCAACGCACCTATGCCCTTGAGGGAGCCGAACTTGTGGCCGCCGAAAGCCATGTAGTCCGCACCCAGCGCCTTGAAGTCCACGGGGATGTGTCCTACGGCGGCGGTGGCGTCAAGGGCGATGCGGTGGGGGCGGTTGTTGCGGCGGAAAGCATACACGTCGCTTATCTGCCCGGTTTCGTTGTTGACGAGGGATAGGATGGCGGAGGGCTTGCCGTGGGTGGCGATGGGTACGAGGTATGACCGGGCAGCCTCGCTGACGGCGTGGTGAACGGTGTCGTTGTAGTTGATGGCGTCGGTCTCCAGCCGGAGGCATCTGACCATCCAGTTGCAAGCTTCGGTGGCGCCGGAGGTGAAATACACCTCGTTCGGTTCGCAGTTCAGTTTGTCGGCGATGATGGCACGGCAAGATTCCAGTTCGGCCTTAGCCTCGCGCCCAACGGCGTGGGCGCTGGAAGGATTGCCGAAGATGGCGCACTGTGTGGCGGCACCAAATGCGCCGGGAACGGGCGGCGTGGTGGCGGCGTTGTCGAAGTAGATCATGTTAGTTTTCTCCTTTTCGTAAGAAGTTTCGCAAAGTGTGTTATGATTTTCACTGGCTGTGTTTGCATATTTGCCGATATTCAAAACGCAACGGAAATATAGTTTACAAAACAAGCCGGAGGGCGGTGTGCCGTCCGGCTCGTAATGCGGGATATTTTGTGTGGGTACGGTCCTGCGCCGTCAGCTGTTGACGGCATCCTTGAGCTGTTTTGCGGGCTTAAAGATGGCCACGCGCTTAGCGGGGACGGTGATGGCCTCGCCGGTAGCGGGGTTCTTGCCGGGGTGCGCGTCGCGGACCTTGCTGGTGAAGATGCCGAAGCCGGAGATATTCACGCTGTCGCCGGAGCGCATGACACCGGTAAGGGTATTTGCAGCGGCGGCGATCACGCGCTCGACGTCGGACTTCTTCATGTCGGTCGCTGCTGCCAGAGTGGAGATAAACTCGCTCTTTGTCATGGAATGTGCCTCCTTTCTGTTGTAGATTTTAGACTGAAACGTTTTATCGCCTTGCGGCTGGTGGGGGATCGGGGACTTGAACCCGGAACCGGGCCGTTATGAGCGGCCTGCTCTGCCGATTGAGCTAATCCCCCGTATGCGGGCGGCGCGGCTGCCCAGACCGCACCGCCCATCGAAAGGAGATTGGCCTGCCTGTATTCCAACAGGAGCCGGGGAAAATGAACAAAACCCGGTGCTGCTTCTTACGGCCGCAGCATTTATAAAGGAGGTCCTATCTGGACCGCGGACGCCTGTCGCGTCCGATGGAGCAGGAGGCGGGAGTCGAACCCGCATGGCTTGCCGGCGCACGGAAAATAAAACATGAACATAGGAGGTGTTGATGTGTCCGGACAGCAGCATCAGAAAGGAGATTTCTGTGTGTGCCGTGCAAGCGCCCCAATGGCGCTCCTGCGTAGAGAGTGGGGAGGACGGGCTGGGGGATGCCCGCCTCCCCGATGAGGTGGGGCGTTCCGTCTTTCGCTGTCACGCCCAAATCATGCTACCGGCTGGTTCGACCCGGCGACACCGCTGCCAGATGCGGAGGTTTCATTCCTGACGGGGGAAGTCATCCATCAGGCGGGCATGGAGCAGCGTAGCGGATTTGAACCGCCACTCCCAGCTTGGAAGGCTGGTGTGCTGACCGTTGAACACTAACGCTGCAAATTTTGCGGGGACACAGTTGGCGGGGTGCCGGTGCGGATGGCTACTGACCTACACGACGGCCTTGTCCAAAGACAGCCGCCACCACGCCGCTTCCACATCTACAGGTTTCGCCTCGGATTTTCGCCGCACACGCCGGCACCCGAACCAACCACGGAACTTTTCAGCCCTGCGCCGGTACGTCGGTCGCATCCGTTCATCTTTACAAAGCCGGTGCCAGCCAATACATAAATTACTTCGTCCTGCCGCTTTCGTACAGCGCACAGGAAAGACCACTTCCGCAGGCTTACGCTCCGTGCGGCTGCGAGGCAAGAGATCACGCCTATGGTGGAGATGGGAGGATTCGAACCTCCGTTCGCCGTGTGTGCTCCCGCGTCACTCACACACGGCTGTTCCTGCCGGGAGTTGCAGACGCAATCACCACTCTGCCACATCTCCATGAGGGGGTGCTCGTCTTTCCGAGCCGCCAGATCTTTTCCGTGCCTCGCTTTTGCCAGCAGATCACAGGCGCAATTACAACATCGAGGCTTGAGGGGCTTACTTCAGGACTTCGCATCACCCAAACGGCTATCCCGCTAAAACACACAACACTCGCGGTGTCCACGTTGAATTGGTGCAGACGGTTGGGCTTGAACCAACGACATACCTCCTGGCGCGGTGCTCTACCGACTGAGCTACGTCTGCGTAGTTCCCCTGCGCGAATTGCACGCGAGATGCCGGGTTCGTTGCCGCGAATTGACCGGCACAGCTCCTGCTTACGGGGTGGAGCTTATAAAAACTTGAAGGGGCTTCTGCGCCGTTGGGGAGGGGTTCCCCTTCGGCAATTTTAAGTATGCGCCCCGTGTCAAGGGAAGTTCTGAAAGTTTTTTGAAAATTTTTCAGGCGTTGTATCCCTCGCGGAATCTGCCGTATTTCGTGCGGAACTCTACCACATAATAGCGGCGCAGAGGGTGAATGTAGATCACTTTGCCGGTGGCCTTTTTCTCGGTGTCGGCGATACAGCGGGTGACGGTATCTTCCAGTTGAATGTTGGAGGGGATCATGCTGCACCTCCCTTATGCGTTCCAGTTCTTCTTGCAGAACTGCTGCTTGAGGACGAGCTCCGCGCCGAGGGTGGACACATGGCAGGTTTCGATGAGGAAATCGCCGTAGGCCATCAGCTCAAGGCCGTTCTTGGGGTTATAGGGAACGCTGCAAGAGCCGAAAGTGAGTTCGATATTGGGATTGATACCGTCGCCAAACTCCAGCATGGCGCACGCTTCAAGGACTGTCATGATAAATTTCCTCCTGTTGTATAAATGGTGTATAATGTGAATGTGGGTATACGGGGTGTAATCACGCGGTTTCTTCAGGGGTATCAAAACTGACGATCCCATCCCAGAGGGCATCAATGAACCTGCTGATGGCGATCCACAGTTCCATATAGGAAGGGCAGTTCGCTTCTTCCTGCTCCATGCCGCCAGTAATCATGTGCAAATTGGCCTCCTTGAAATCGCCGTTTCGAGCGCTGTCAACAGCCATGACGAGGTGCAGGCACAGAGCTCCGAATATAGCTACCTGATCCTCCGTTGCCAACGTTTTGTACTTGTCAGACAACAGAAGGGGCACATTGTTGTTAAAGGGGATTTTCTTCCTTTTGGAGAGTTTGTCAAGCCTCCGCTGGAGTTCTGCCTGCTGTCGGAACATTTCCTCGATGGCGGGCGCAAGTTCCTCTGCGGATGACGGAACTCCCGTTCTCTTCTCCCGCTCCACGAGTGACATAAGGTATTCATGGAGTTTTTCGGAGGTACTAATGTCGATATTCATTGTAATTTTCCTTTCAACGCATACGGGAAGCGGCAAGTTGGGCGGCCTTCTCGCGGACAATGGCCTCGTAGATGTAGCGGAGCTTTGCATCCTGGGAGATGACCACCAGTTTGCTGACGGCTTCCCGTTGGGCGTACTTCGCTCCGCCGAGACGCATACGTTCACGGAGGTTCTTCTGCCGGGTGGCGAGGTTGACGTGGGCGCGGCGCTCCAACTCTGCGTACATCTCACCGATGGTGGTGTGGTAGTTCAGGCCGTACTCCTCGCACATGGCGCGTACCTTTCGGTTCATCACGTCGCGCCAGTGTTCCTCGTCGGTGGGTGCAGCGGCGAAGGTGCTAAGGGCGGTCATGACAACGTTTTTAGTTTTCCGCTGATCTTCAGACAGACCAGCGAACGCCTGCTTCTGCTCTCGTTGCTCGGCTTCGATTCTATTCTGGCGCAGTTCCATGTTGATGAGCGCCTGCGTCTGGGGGGAAAGGCCGGGGATCATGGTGGGAGAGATGACAGTCTCGCGCATCTTCTCAAAGGCGGTGACGTAGGCGGCGGTGAACAGAACGCCTTTTTCGCCGGTCATTTTGTTGGCCACCATGTCACAGCCCTTCTTGGTAAGAAGGTAGCAGGGGCGTTCCTCGCCCTTGGTGTCGGTGTAGGTGCTGGGGATGAAGAAATCAACCAGCCCAAAGTTGGGCTCGTTAGAATTTTCGATAACCTCCGCATAGTTTCGGATGTCGCGGATAAGGTGGCGATGCTCCTTGCCGATAGCCTCGGCGACTTCGCGGCTGTCGATCACGTCAACGCCGTTCTTGTGGATGATGGATAACTCATTCATGGTGTTTCTCCTCTCAACGTAGTCTTTGGTAGTCAGCATACTACACGCCGTGTCAAGGGATTCCGAAGGTGGATTTCCAAAAATGAGCGCAAAAATCCCCTGCGGAAAGCTATTGACTTTCGCAGGGTCGGCGTCTATAATGAGATTTAGACGAAGCCCATGCGGCTTTGGCAAATAGAACAATCGGGGCCGTCGCCAAACTGCTAACCGATTGTTCTATTTCTTTATAGCGTCCATTCCCTTGCGTATCAGGTCGAGAGCGGAAACCTTGTGTTCATCGCAGAAGTCCATGATACGCTTTTTTTCTTCGGCGGTCACTCTGATATAGAGCCTTTCCGCTTTGGGATTTTCGGAGAACGGACGCCCAACCTTGGGGGACATATATGCACCTCCTTTTGTTGTCCGCACATCAATTATATGTTGTGCGGACATAAATGTCAAGAGTTTTTTTGAAAAAATTTGTTCAGACAGCGGTGGCCGTGTGGCTGTCGCTTTTTTTGCTGGTGGCGTGGGTGAACCTGCTCAATTTTGAACGGGTTGAACTTACTCAATTTTGAGTAACAGGAGCTTTCGTACATTTTTGTCCGATAGGTTGTCGCGGACATTTTTGTCCTTGACGAACCCGTACATTTTTGTTCGGGCATGGTGGTTGCCGCTACGGCGCTGGAGTATAAGTGTTTCGCTCAGTCTTTGGTCGGAAGGGGCGAGGCACTTATTTTTTTGGAGTTTTGCGGTTGTTCACTTTGCCCACCTGTAGCCGCAGTTGGAGCAGACACACATTACGTCATTAGAGCCGAGACCTCCAGCCACCAGACCGGCACCACCGGCGAGGAGCCCGCCAAGGACTGCACCGCCGAGGCTGAACCCTTTTTTGACAAATTGGATATTTGTACCGCCGCACTTGGGACAGCGGAGACGTGCCGCCTCCGTTTTTTCCACAATGTCCGGGTCGAAAAGCCGCTTTTGTTTTGCCGATGGGTCAATAGCGGCACTTTCCGGGTCTTTTGGTGTGATGCTCCCGGCGTTTTTGGCTATTTTTGTTCCGGGTGATGCCGTGCGCTGACATTTTGTGCAGGTGATCGGACGTTTTGCGGTGATAACGAAATCGTTTGCAACGGAAACGTTTTTGATGTCTGTGGAGAAATTTTGCCCGCACATCGTACAGGCGAGATCCACCATGCCGGGCCAGACCTTTTTGAAAACAAAAAGTTCGTCCGGATTTTCTGCGGCGCGTTTCTTGAAAAATGCTTCCTGCGCTTCCTGTTTTTCCTGCTCCACCTCGCGAAGCGTGTAATTAGATTGTTCGACGGCGGTGGGGATATGAAGCCGCTGATAATTCAGAACGACGGCGGCAGCCTCCTGTTCTGTGAGCTTGTCTTTGAGAATAGAACCAGGAGTGCTGAGCATTTTTTCTGCGTCGCCGGTGGAAACTCCAGCGATCTCCATTGTTAGGCGGAGAGCCGTAAAGCGCTCCCATGCCTGGACTGTGGATGTCGGGATGAGCTGTGATTTGACACAGAAAGCATATTTTTCTTGCGGAGTGTTGGCGGCGATCGGATAGCCACAATGTGGACAGACATCTGCCTTGTCGCTGACTTGGCCGTTACATTCCGGGCAGGTGATGAGGGCCATTTTTTTGTTCTCCTTTCCATTTTTTGTGGGATTTTCGATGTGCGCTGTTCGCACAAAAAAGGGGAAACGCGCCCACGTCCGGCAGGTGGTCTTATTTGTCGAGCGTGGGCGCGGGGTGCGTGGGGTGATCTGGCGGTGGTGTTCAGTCCCAAAGGTGGGCTTCGCAGTGTGCCGCCCACTCGCTGTTCATGGCGGCGATGGCCTGTTCATGGTTTTCACCGTTGATGATGGATTCCAGCGCCTTTTGCCCGGCTGCGGATTTTGCGTCGTTTTCGGACGCCGCGAACTCCTGCGCGTCCAGATACGCCTTGGCACGGGGGTACTTGGCGTACATAGCATCCATGTCATACTTCGGCTTGGGGCGGATGCCCACACCACCGCCGTTCTCGCTGTTGAAGCTGGCATCAAATTCCAGTTTCCAATTTACCAGATCGGTGCGGGCGGCTTCGATCTCCCGAAGGCCGGGAATGGCGTCGATTTTTGCCTGCCGTTCCTGTTCGGCGCGGAGTTCGGCTTCGCGCTGCGCCAGCAGGGTGGCGACGATTTCCGGCTTTGCGGCTTTGATGGCGGCAAGAGCCGCTTTGTCGGCGCGGTACACAACCAGATTCCCGGTGGGCTGGCCGTGTTCGTCGATTTTCAGGGCGATTTTGTATCGCTGGATCATTTCCTGCGTGTTCACGCCTGCGCACCTCCTCGCAAATACTCGGCGTTTTCGCGCTCGGTCTGTTCGTCCTCCGTCAGGGTGTTGTCGATCATGTCCGCGATCTGCTGCTGGGTCTTGTAGCGGGTGGCGAGTCCGACCTTTGTAACGTCCTCATCGTGATAGACTGTCCATTCTTCACGATCCCAGTGATACTTTCCCCATACATCGCCGGTGGATTTGTCGTAAAAAATCTCCACATACTCCCCCGTGCGGGAGCCGAGTCCCTTGGTGGAGTCGGAGGCGATGGCCAATGTTTCCAAGTTGATTTTTCTGCCGTGGGTGTTGATCTCCATGTTCTGTTCCTCCTTGAAAATTTACTTTTGCTTAATTTTATCACGGTTTTGCTGGGGGTGCAACGGGGAGTTTTGCGGGGTGGTGTTCATCGGTTTCCGGGTTTATGCCCGCAAATTCGCGGAGCATATCGCAAAACTCCTCCGGGGTGGTCGGCATCCACACCAGGTCGGAAAAACGGGTGTTCAGGCTATTTTCCAACTGTTCCAGCTTTTTGGGCTGGCTGGCCAGCGTGCGGATGATGTTGCAGAAGTCGGCGGTCTCCTGTTCATAGGTGCGATCCATGGCCTCCCATTTGTAGCAGCGCGTTTGCTTGTCGTATACGCCGCGGGTAAGGCCGTGCATCTTTTTGCGCGAGTAGTGGTATCCGAATTTGCAAGGGGACGGCAGGAAAACGCCCGTAGCGGCGTAGAACGCGCTGTTGATCTCCTCGTAAGAGGTGTTCTGCGGGAGTCCTTCGATGCGCTGGCCGTCCATCGTGGCGGCGATGCACATTTTTTCGCTCCCGTCGGTGGCTTTCCAGCTTGGCCAGTAAATGTGAACCTTCAACTCTTTTGTGTTCATGGAAACAATCTCCTTTCTGTTCTCACTCAGCATCGGAGGCGGTGTCCTCGATGTTAAGTGCCACGCACTCCAGCAGATTCCACAAATCGCGGTAGCTGTCATCGTTCAGCGGATTTTCACAAATGGTTTTCAGCCTATACAGCGCCTTTTCCGCGCTGTCTGTCAAGTCTGTTCCCTCAAGTCCTGCGGCTTTACCTAAAGCGGCGGCAATCTCCTCGGAGCTGTATCCGTAATGACTGGAATTTGCTTTTGCCGCCGTGTTCGGAAAGTCGTTTTCAGCGCCGTACTGCTTGACCGTGTTCAGGTCGTTTTCAGCGGCCACGCCGTCACACTGGATCTCTCGGCCTGCAAAGTCTGAGGCCGTCAGGTCGATTTCACCGGCGTTGCACAGGTCGTTGGCCTTTTCGTTGGCGCTTTCGCTGCTGTCGGCCCATACGATCACGCTCCGGGATAGGGTTTCACTGATGGTCAGATAGTACGGGTGTAAGGCGCTCGCCTGGGTGGTGTTCTTAGTGTTCATTTTTAACTTCCTTTCTGCCGTTGTGGCTGTTCGTGGTGTTCAGTCGGATTTTCGGGTGGCGGTCTTGCGTACCGGCAGGAGGATGCCGAAGCCGTCCGCGCTTTCAAAGTAGATGCCGCCAATATCCGGGCGGTGGCTGGATGCCCGGAAGGACGCGCCGGGGAGAATTTCCACAATATCCAGCAGGAAACGGGCGTCAACGGCGGGAAGACCGTCGCCAAAGTCGTACAGGGGGAAATTTTCCTTCATTCCTTCGGCCTTCAGCTCCGCGCCGCGATACTTGATATAGGCGCGAAGCTCCGCCGCCGTGGGTACGGGCAGATATGCGCCGCTGTTCCGGCTGGCTGGCTCGATGCAGATCAGCGCGTCGAAGGTCTGATTTTCTGCCGCTGGAAGGTCGTTGATCGGGCTGTTCAGGGCGATGGCAAGATAACCGTTGCACAAAATTTGCTTTCCGTCCTGTTCCCACGCGCCGCGCAGATCGTCCCGTGAGGAGGTCTTGAAGATATGCAGCGCGGATTTTCTGGCGTTGCCGCGTCCGGCGGTTTTCGCGGCCTGCTGGGCGATGCCCTCCCGGAGATCGGCGGCGAGGTCTGCCAAGGCAAAACCGGCGTTATATCCGGCGCACTTGTGCAGCTCCGCCGCGTGGGCGGTGTAGTAGTTGAAGGCGTCCCGCTGTTCATCCGGCAGACGCTCCACCGCTGCCAGCAGTTTTTCCAGAATTTTCTCGTAGTTGATGGCCATTTTATAAACCTCCATTTTCGCGCTGTTCGCGCTGTTCGTGTTTTTGCGGGTGGGGCGGCATCCGCCGCCCCGGTGGGGATCAGTCGGGCTGTTCTGCCGTGGGATGATCCCATGTTTTATCGTGGTGAAAGACAAAATACAGGTGTTCGCCGTAGTTCTGGATGGTGTCCGGGGTGCGGGTCAGACCGTGGCGGGCGGCGGTGTCGATCACGCCCTGGCGCAGGGCGCGAAGGTCGCGGTAATAGTTCTCGTTCACAACGGGGATGTCGAATTTCACCAGCAGGATCACCTGCTCCATGTGGTCATAAAATCCATCGAAATCAAATTCCACCTTGACGGCGCCGGGGAGGGTCAGCAGGTCGCGCTGCAGCGCGGCGCACTGTTCAGAGATGCCGAAGCGGGCGGCGGTGCTTTCGGTTTTGTTGGTGTTCATGGTGATTTCTCCTTTCGTTGCTCAAATGATGGCGTTTTCGCGGAACACCCGCAAAAGTCCATAGCGGCAAGCCAACTGTTCAAAATGCCGCTGTTCGGCAGCGATGGCCGCCCACGGTTTGGAACGGTCGGGAAAGTCGGCTTGCCATTGGATGGCCTGGGCGCGGGCGGCGTCCTTGCCACGCTGGTAGGTGTTCATTTTGTGTCCTTTCTGCCCTCGTGACCTCCGGGGCTGGGCTGTTCGTGGTTTTGTGGGCTGACGGTCAGGCGGTCAAAGGTTGTCCCGCTTCCGGTTGTAATACTCCCGCCGTGCTGCCATATACGCGGCCCTCTGAACCTCGTTAAATCCTGCGGCAGAAAAGAGCTTTTCCGCGTCGGTGTAGTCTTCCACGCTGGAGCAGTTGCCAAAGCAGGAAATTACGTCATAGTCCGCCTGCCAGTTGATCCCGTATTCGTGATTATACATTTCCGACAGAAACGCGCTTTTCCAATATTCCGCGTTTTCTTTGTTGCGCTGTTCGGCCTCGTCCAGCCCTCGCAGCAGCTCCGCGCCGCGTTTCACAAAGTCGGCATTTTCCGGGGCATAGAACGCCATGAAAACCGGGGAAAAAATCATCTTTTCCGTTTTCTTCTCGATCTCCGCCCGCTCCGCATCGCTTCCGATGAAAAACGCGGAAATATACGGGCGGCGCATGGCGTAATAGTTGCGGATATAGTAAGATTTGGCGGTGTAATCGTCGTAGCTGTTCACGGTCTGCAACTCCTCATCCGTGAAAAGTTTCCCGGATAGCTTCCGGCGGTAAATCTCGCGCAGCTCGTCCCGGCTCTTGCCGTTGTGGTGCAACTCGTAATCGTTGGCATAATAGATATGTCGGCCGTCAGCGCAGACGCAGGCGGAAAAGCCGAACGCGCCGCCGAAATCGATATAATAGACCGTGTGCCCCTTGATCGTCTCCACTTCATCCGCGAAGCTGGCCAGATCCGCCGCGCTCATGCTCTTGATGTCCTTGATAGTGTAGTTTTTGAGTTCCATTTTTTAGCCCTCCTGTTCAAAATTTTTATGGGGTGGAGCTGGTGCGCCCAACTCCCCAGAGGCGGCGCGGCGGCTGTTCAGCGTTTGCGGGGCTGGTCGATCCACTCCACCAGCCGAACCACGGCGGAGGCCAGCCACGCCGCGCCTATGACCGTTGTTATAATGCCCATGTCACACCCTCCCGGCCGCGGTTGCGGCTACGCGATCTTCAGCGGCGCGGAGGCTGTCCGCCTTGCGGTAGGTGTGGGCTACCGGGGAATCCCGGAAATCGTGCGTCGCGAAGTCGTCAGCGGCGGCCTTGCTGTCAAACCATGCCGCCCGGCAGAAGTCCGATCCCCATACTGCAAAAGTCACACTATAAAAAGTTTTAGTCATTTTCTTTACCTCCCGGCCTCGCGGCCTGTCCTGTTGTTGTGGTTTCTTGCTATGGTCTTATTTTACTATTGTTAGCGTTAGATTGCAATGGGCGGAATACATGAAGTTAGCGTTATATTTTTGTGCAAATTGTATATTGATAACAATATATAAATCGTGCTATACTTTGTAGCGGTGGAAAGGAGGCGAGAAATGGCAATAAGCAAGGCGCAGGCCAGGGCGCAAGCCAAGTACGAGGCCAAAGCCTACGACAAGACATTGATTCGGCTATACGCCGGGGAGCTGGACACGATCCGCGATCACGCCCAGCAGCGCGGCGAGAGTCTCAACGGCTTCATAGGCCGCGCCATCCGCGAACAGATCCAGCGAGACAACGCCGCCGGGGAGTCCTGACCCCCTCCGGCAACAAAAAAGCAGCTTCAACGGTATTCGTGCCGCTGGAGCTGTCTTTTTTTCTGATCCCGTCATCCTGTCCCAAATAATACCAAACTTTCATAATCGCATTTTAACGCCCCTCCACGCGATTTTATATATTTGCGTCTTAACTACCCTCAAACACACACAAAACGCCCGCAGAACGCCCCGCAGAGCCACGCAGGGCATTTATAACCCCTCGCGTGCGCGTGCGTGTATGCGCGCGCGTTTATTCCGGGCGCGGTTGAATAAATAAAAATATACTCCCGTATACAACCATACCAAGCAGGACAGAAACGAGCACCAAAAACCCCAGCGGGACGCCCGAAGCAGGAGAATACCGGAGAAGGACGGAGACCACCAGCGGGAGGCGCTGACCGGAAGAAAAAAGCGGCGGCGAGGGGAGGGAAGGAGAGTCGCCCGGCGGCCTATGTTCCGGGCTGAACAGCGGACAGACGGCGACCGGCAGCGGCGGCGATCCCCACCCCCATGCCGTGACCATCCAGCAGACAGCAGCCACCACCGACAAAACAGACAAAACCGGCGGAAATCGTCAAATCAGAAACCGAAAGCGGACGAAATGAAAGAGAACTTGCAAAAATCGGAACATTCCTTTACATATTAGGACAATATGTAAAGGAATGCGCCCCGGCGGCGGGCGTATTTCCTGCAAAATCCGGCGGAAATGGCCACCACCGCCACCACCTGACCGCCTCCCAGGACAGCAACCAGGGGGGAGGTTTACAAACCGGAAGGGCAAAGCCTTTTCTCCATGCTACGCAACTCTCCTCCCCGCTCCTATGTTCCCCACTCCGGCACACCAATCCGCGTTTTTCACGCAAGTTACCGGCAAGTTAGGGGTAGGGGGGTGGTTTTGAAACCGGGTCGAAAAAACGAAACGGTCAAAAGGCCGAGGGCGAAAAATAAAAATTTCGGCGGGCGCAAGCGCCATATATGTGAGGGGAAGGTACGGCCTTTGTGCGGCGGTGGTGCGATGGTGGCGGCATGGTGTTGACACGGATGTTATATGGGGGTGAAAAAGTTTTTCTGCTTCCCTTGACACGGCTATTAGACTACCGGTTGCCAAAGGGCCGGGAGCAAGTGGCCGGCAAGTTAGATTGAGGGAGTGCTTTGGATATGGTGGTAGACATTTTCGGGACTGATAAGAAGTACAGCGTGATTTACGCGGATCCTCCGTGGACGTTCAAAACGTACAGCCCCAAAGGCATAGAGAAAAAGTCAGCGCAAAGCCACTATGCCTGCATGAAGAAAGAGGACATACAGGCGCTGCCGGTGCAGGGCATAGCGGCGGAGGACTGCGTACTGTTTCTGTGGGTGACTATGCCTTGTTTGGAGGAAGGCTTGGAGCTGATCCGCAAGTGGGGCTTTACCTACAAGACCTGTGCGTTTACATGGGTAAAGCAAAACCGGAAGTCGGATGGGCTGTTTTGGGGCCTGGGTTTCTGGACCCGGGCCAACGCGGAGCTGTGCCTGCTGGCGACAAGGGGCAAGCCGAAGCGCGTGAGCAAGGGCGTACACAGTGTGGTGCTGAGCCACGTGCGGGAGCACAGCAGGAAACCGGATGAAGTGAGAGACCGGATCGTGGAACTGATGGGAGATATACCCCGCATCGAACTGTTTGCCCGCCAACAGGCGGACGGCTGGGACTGCTGGGGTGACGAGGTATAAGGAGGGATGAAAATCAGAAAAGAAATTAGCTTTGATGAGTTGAAAGAACTACTGTTGTACCGGAAGATCGTGGCGTGGGACGCGGAGCATATCGAACTGGATACCGGGTTGAAACTGCGGGTTGAGATGACGGACTGGGACTGCTGCGCAAGGGTCGAATCGAAGCTCTCGGAGGTAAAACTGGACGCCGCGATTACTGCGGTATCGGACATAGAATATGAACCGTGGGAAGATTATGACACCTATGGATGCAAGGCGCGAGTGACGATTATGCACAACCGCAATGCTATTTGTATGATCGAGTCCAACGCTGATGGGGGCAATGGGGGATACTACTTCTCCATCGCGTCTTTTATCGTTACTCTGCCCGTGAACGCAGCAGAGGCGGAATGTGAGTTCGTTAGGAGCTACCACGGCAGGGAGGATGTGTAACCGTGACTATGCGGAGGATGGGAGATGTGGCGACGGACGTCCTGCTGGACGAAGTGCTGGGCGGCAGGGTAGATGAAATGCTGCTGGACAGGGACGCAAACCTTGGTGCGCTGCTTCGGCTGCGGCGGCACTTCCCGAAAGCGGCGCTGAAATTGACAGACGATCAGTGGATGTACCTGAGAGAGATGTACGATGGCGGCATGAGCGTGACGGAGATCGCAGCAGTGCACGACGTAAATAAGAGCACGGTCAGCCGGAGCGTGAACCGTGCGAAAAAGACTTTGCAGGACTTTCTACAGTTCTGCCTGTGATGGGAGTGGGAACGAGATACATGGGACGGATAAACCAGCCGCTGACGAATGAGGCGGCAAAGAAACTGATGGCGCTGGACGTGCAGGACAAGGAGATACTGACCTACGAAAAGCTGGACGAGTGGTACACCGCATGGGGTGGACAGTGCTACGTCAGCTTCTCCGGCGGCAAGGACAGCACGGTGCTGGCGTATCTGGCGGCGCGGTACCTGTCGAGCTTCAGGACACCGCCCTGGGAGCTAAATCTGGTGTTCGTGAACACGGGGCTGGAATATCCAGAGATACAGAAGTTCGTCAATGAGTACGCCGACTGGCTGCGGAGGGAGTTTTCCCGCGTGACCGTAAACCTTCACCGTCTACGCCCGAAGATGAACATTCGACAGGTGGTGACGAAGTACGGGTATAGCATTGTGAGCAAAGAGGTGTCAAACTGCGTTTGGCAGGCTAAAATGAACGGAAACCGTAACCGCCTGGCTCGACTGCGCGGTGAACTATTGGACAAGGACGGCAATCCGTCTGCGTACAACTGCGATAACTGGGGCTTCCTTTTAGACGCACCGTTTCTCGTATCTACCGAGTGCTGTCGGATCATGAAGAAAAGCACAGCGCACAGGTACGAAAGTGCGGCAAAAGAAAAGACCATCGTTGCGACAATGGCGGATGAAGGGCGGCAGAGATTTCAAAGATGGACTGAGACAGGATGCAACGCCTTTGAGGGAAAGCGACCGATGGGCAAGCCCATGAGTTTCTGGACGGAGCAGGACGTGCTGCGGTTTATAGTAGACCACCAACTACCCTATGCCAGCGTGTACGGAGACATCGTGGCCAGCGACGGCGAGAACGACTACGGAGCGACGCTGATCGACTGCAAGTTACACTGCACGGGGTGCCAGAGGACGGGGTGTATGTTTTGCGCTTTTGGCGCTCACCTCGAAAAGGGTGTCAACCGCTTTGAACGCATGAGGCGCACGCACCCGAAGCACTACCAGTTCTGCATCGGCGGTGGTGCGTTTGACACGGATGGGCTGTGGAAGCCCACGAAAGACGGCCTTGGCTATGCGCGGGTGCTGGACTACATCGGAGTGAGGTATTGAGATGGGTACTGGATATGCGGAGAAGAGTGCGCTTTTCAATGAAGTTCAAAAGGCACTGAAAGCCCTCAATCTGAGGGCGAAGCAGTACGGCGTTGACGAGGTTTATAACTGGTGCAGGTTTGTTCTGGGCGCTAAGCCGGGGAGCTTTACCGAGTGGCAGCAGATCGCTGCGGCGTTCTTCATGCAGACCGTGCACAAGTTCCTTGATGGTCTTGCAGATGTGCGCGATATAGGCGGGGCAAAACCCCAGCCGACATTTATGGAGTTCAAGCCGAAGGTGACATACCGCCTTGATGAACAGATCTGGTGGAAGTTGCTTCAGGCGCGAGCACTTGGAGGTGAGATGATATGTCATCTATAAACCGTAGGCTGACCGAGAACCTGAGAGATTATTACACGACCGGCATGGGCGGTATGAGCCGCCTGATTTTTACTGAGGCGTGGCACTTGCACACCAAGCGGTTATACGGCTGGGAACCGGCGGCGTATATTCCTGCACCGCGAGATGGCGATGTCGCCGTTATATGGGACCGGAGAATGTGTCATTTGCTTGCGCTGCAAAGCCACAACGAAGGAAATCCTTACGGGTATATCTTTTGGAAATGGTATGCGAGAGAATTTGAAAAGCGCTACAAGATGCGCGTGAGCAACAGGCCAAAGCGCATGATGGCCTTTGCGCCGGAGATAAAGTTCCGCGGGGAACCGCTGGATATGAGGATGGCAAGGATGATGGAGGACTGGACATGATTTTTGAAGCAAAAGCGCAGCCAATCAGGGCGGGCGCAGGAAACCCGGTCACGCGCCTGCTGAACTTTGATGTTCAGCCGGTGGGCAAATGTCGGCATACGCCAGTGGTGTACGCAAAGGACTATGATACGCCACAGGGAGATCACGAGTTGTGGTTTGCCGTGTGCAAGGAGTGCGGCAGGCATACCTTTGGGCATCCGAGCAAAGAAAATGCCGTAGCCGCATGGGACAACGGGGAGGTGTACGATGGCTGGCTGATTACGGAGGCGGAGAAATGAGCAAGGCCGTTATGATAAGCATCCGCCCGAAGTGGTGCGAGAAGATTGCCAGCGGTAAAAAGACTATCGAGGTGCGAAAGACCCGTCCGAAGTTGGAAATGCCGTTTAAGTGCTATATCTACTGCACAAGGGACAAGCACCTTGCGTTTATGCAGAATCAGACAGGCACAAACCTGATTGCCTGCATGGATGTGGATGCGGCAATCCCGGTGGGTGGCGCCATAGGAAACGGCAAGGTCATTGGCGAGTTTACCTGCGACGACATCTACGAAATCGACCCTACCAAGACAATCGGGGCGGGATTTGCCGAAGATTCCTGCGTAAGTTCACGAGATATTCACGAATACTTGGGATGGCAAACTGGCTACGGCTGGTACATCTCCGATTTGCGCATCTACGATGCGCCACGCGAACTAAGCGAGTTCAAGGGGATATGTAAAGTCGAGTCGGATTGCTGTGCCTGTCCTCATTACAACTACAACAAAATGGACTGTGATGGCCGGACGATTAAGCGTCCGTTCCAGAGCTGGGGCTATGTGGAGGAACTGCGATGAAGAAAATTACTTTTGACGATTTGCGTCAGCTTTTGCTTTACCAGCGCATTGTGAAGTGGGATGACAACCGCATCGAACTGGACAACGGCGTAAAAATCCGCATTGAAATGACGGACTACGACTGCTGCGCTTGTGCGGTGGGGAATTTTCAGAATGTTGTGCTGGATGCCGCCATTACCGGCGTTTCGGAAATAGAGCGCGAAAAATGGGAGGATAGTGACACCTGCGGTTGCCGCGCAAGGGTGACGATTATGCACAACATGAACCCCATTTGCGAGGCATACGCAAACGCAGATGCCGGGAACGGTGGGTATTACTATTCTATCGCATCGTTTATCGTGACGCTGCCCGGTGTAGACGAGGAGGGCGCGTGCGAGTTCGCAAATAGCGGATTTGAGTTTCAGAAGCAGTACGGTGCTACTTTTGACAGGAGGTTTTTGTGATGGTTTTTGACATTGAAATTATGCGACGGGTGCGGGGGAGTTTGCGGATCGGTGATTATGTTGAAACTGTGGATGGTGTTTGTGGAGTTGTGACAAATGTCATCTACTCTGAAACTCCTGAGTTGGCGTGGGTGATCGAAGCCTCACTTTGCGGTGATTGCGTCATGCAATGCCCTGTAATTGATATACCAAAAAAATTTGCCTGCGTCGGGCCGTGGACAAGCGCGGACTGGAAAAAGCCACCGATGCAACAGAGGGAGAAGCATTTTGCCTCGACATTGAAGCCGTGGCAATACTCCTTCAGGATGCCGCAAAAGCCCGACAAGGTGCTGATTTCCCGTGCAGAGTGTTCGATTGACGAAAAAACACGCAAAGATTGGGAGGCGTACATATTGCACAGTGTAGAACAGGGCGTTGTTCTGCTGCCGGAATTTATCAAACTTGAGACGGTGATGGGAAAGGAGTGCTGAAAATGGCGACAAAGAGAGTGTGTGACCGCTGCGGAGCGGAGATCAACCCGTACAACTCCGTCACCTATGCCGGTATGCGGCGAGTTAAGAACGACATAAACGACAACGACTACGAGCTGTGTGTTTCGTGCGCTCACGAACTGCGGAAGTGGTTCAACGGGGAGGAGAACGACAATGGCTGAATACATTAAGCGCGAAGCGGCAATCGCTTATATCCGTGAGCGATCGGAAGAATGCCAAAAAGCGTTTGAAGAGTTTGGTGGGGAAAGCGGAATCTACGCAGACGCCTATAACGATTTGGCGGAGGACTTTCACAGCATTCCCGCTGCTGACGTTGCCCCAGTGGTGCATGGGCGGTGGGAATACACCCCGCAAACGTTTAACACACTCGGTCAGATTAGGTGTCCGTTTTGTGCGTGGTGGTCTCTTGACCAGTCCATTGACGGCATTTATAAATACTGCCCCAACTGCGGCGCGAGGATGGACGGGGGGATAGTTGATGGTTAAAGTGTTCTGCGATATGTGTGGGCGTGAGATTGACTACGAGGTTGACGGCGTGAATCTGGATTTCAACCACTATGGTGTTGTGAATTTTAAGAAGCCTTTTTCTGCGGAGAAGCAACTGTGCCTCTCCTGCGCGGCCAGAGTCTGCAACTTTGTGGAGAACGGCGCGAAGATGGACGGAGGTGACGATCGTGCATAATTTGCGAAACGAACTTATGCACTATACGAATGACCTTTTAGACGGCGCGGATCTGAAAGCGGAAGCCGTTGCAGTCATTGAGCACATCGCGCAGTACATGGAAAAAGACGTACTGCTTAACCACAGCAGACCGCTTGCACTTGCGTATCTCGCATTGACAGAGGAGGTCGATTCTGTGCCGGTGGTACGCTGCAAGGACTGCAAGTACTACGACCGGGGCGAATGCTATCATCCGAGGCACGAGCGTCATCTGCAATCTATTTGCCAAGAGGACGACGACTTCTGCTCCTACGGCGAGAGAAAGGAGGAAATGTAATGTCTGGTGGGTCTATGAACTATTTTTACGCCCAGCTTGAGGAATACGCCTCTTGCCTGAAGGACAAGGAGCTGGTGGAACTGGCGGAGGACATGGCGCGGCTTTTCCATGCTCGGGAGTGGTACGACTCCGGTGACATCGGCGAGGGTGCTTGGAACCGGTCCGTTGCGGAGTTCAAGAAGAAGTGGTTTACCGAACCCCGTGAGGAACGACTGGAACGGTATATCGACGAGGCCGTGTCTGATCTGAAGGTTTCTATTGGCATTGGCAATTTCTGCAAGGACTGCGCTCTTTTTACGCCGCAGGATGACGGATACTACGGCAGATGCCCGCACAATACGAATGTGATGGTGCATGGCTACGAAAAGCCCTGTGGTCTGTTTGATGCGCGGAAGGTCGGTGGCGGGGACGGATAAGGCGATTTTCAAGATATGCACCGCCAAGCTATGCCCAAAGTGCATAGAAGAAATGGCAGAGGAGTATATCGTGCGGCCTACCCATGACATTGCGCTGGATGCGTCAAAGGACATTTCGGAAAAGGGATACTGTGACCGCTGCCACGAAAAGAGCGTTATGCTCCGGCGGCGCAGGTACACCATGAACGCGAGAGCGCTGAAAGCAAAGGGCTACGCGGATAAGTGGCGGGAGTACATGGACTGACCGTGAGTATTCCCAAGAATATGACGAAAGGAGTGTTTGGCGGTGAATACATACAACAGACAACCCCCGAAGTGGGTGAACGGAAAGAAAACGCCCTCAATACCGGAGGGAGCAGTGATCGTACATTTGTGAGGAGGAAAGCATAATGGGAACTTTCGTTTTGTGGTTTATTATCGGCCTCTTTTTTTCCGCCGGATTGACCGCATTTATCGGCCTCGTTTCCAAGGACAATGGGCAGGGACGGCAGGAGTATCGTGGCTATCAGCCAAACAAGCCCTTGGACGGTCCTCCCCCCAACAAGGGGAACTGCATACAAAAACTACCTGATGACAAGACGCGGTATAAGGCGGCGCTGATGATACAGACCGGGGATTTCCGCGAACCGGAACGAGTTATCGGCCTCGTCTATGGAGAGGACGCAGCTGGGTGGCACGCCCATATCTTCAAGACCTGCTGTGGCGCGGAATATTTTGAGGACAACGGGGAACTTGCTGGCGTTGTTATTCTGTCGAAGGAGGACGAGCAGTGAATACATACAACAGGAAACCCCGTGGGAAACTGGAGGTTTGCCCCCACTGTGGAAGAGACAGCGGGGAGCGCAAAATCGGTATTCATGTGCCGGAACGGTACTATGTGCGCTGCGCGAGCTGTGGGTTCACTTTGTCTGGGGGGAGCCAGAGTGCCGCTACGGCAAGCTGGAACAGACTGAGTAAGAAGGTGAGGACATGAAAAGCAAATGCTGTGTTGGCTGCAAGTGGCACGAGGAGTGGACTTGGGCGTGCTTCAATGGGGATAGCCCCTATTGCGCCGATTTTGTAAACTGCGGGTGTCCGCTATACGAGGAGAAGAAAACCAATGACCAAAAGGGAACAGATAGTCTATAAAACAATGAGCGAGAACATTGTCCGTGCCGGGGAGTTCGGATTATGCCCCGGACCCTTCGTGGCTATGCGGGCAGAGTACCGGCGCGTTGTGCGTCGGGAGCAGACGCACTTCCTGTTGGAGTTCATGCTGCTGGCACTGTTGATCTTCGCGCTGATCGCCCCGTGGAGAGCCAGCGCGGACACGCCGCATACCGTCCTGCGGGTGGAGTGGGGCGAAGATGTTGACAGCCATGATACAATCGTAGAAGAGGACCCCGATGAGTCGGAACGCATACTGGAAGCCGTCAAGGCCAAAAGCAACGTGCTGGAGGACTGCATCATTACCGGCTACTGTGCAGACTGCGTTGAGAAGTACGCGCACATGAACCAGGACGAGTTTGGCCGGGTGTTGACCGCCAGCGGCCAGTGGGTATATCCCGGCTCCTGCGTAGCGACCGACCCGGACGTGATACCGATCGGCAGCACAGTCATCATCGGAGACAAGACATACATCGCCCTGGACGTGGGCGTAATAGGCAAACACGTTGACATACTGATGACCCATGAGGAGGCCGCCGTGGCGGGAGCCAGAAGAGAAACGGTGTGGTGGTGTGAGGAATGAGACACCATATATTATATAATGTATTTTTACATTATTCGACAACGGACGTGACGTGTTGAGCAGGTTTGCAAGTATGTGATTTTACACACGAAAATGCACACGGATTTCAAAAGTGCTGTGGCGCAGCGAGTTTATAAGAAAAAGTGAGCGTTCGAATCCTTCTCCCGCTGCCAAATGAAGGGAAATCCCGCAGTCGTTGAGACTGCGGGATTTCTTGTTGTTTCAAGGGGTTTGCACATTTTTGCCATAAAACTTATCGGTTCGTTTGCTGCTTTTTTGGTGCGCTCTGGAACGGGGTTTTCCTGCGTTTTTACACACGGATTTACACACGAAAAGCGGACCCGGGGCGGTCACAGATTTTCTTTGTAGAAATTCTCCATCTCTTTGACGCGGGCATTTAAGTCGCGGGCGGCGAGGTGAGTATATATTTCGTGCATGACCTTGTAATCTGACCAGCCGCCGATACGCATACATTCCTCCTCCTTGAAGCCGAGACTGTAGGCCAGGGATGCGAAACTATGGCGCAGACCATGTACCCCCACCTTGGGAAGTCCGTTTGCTTCGCAGACATCGTTGATCTTGCGCCAGAGACCGTTTGGCGGCTGGTACGACACACGCTTGCCCTTGGGACCATTTTCATCCTTGAGGAGCTGGCGGAGGCGGGGGATCATAAAGGGGACGACACGATTGGACTTTTTGGTTTTGGGTGTTATCTTCTCCACATACTCGTTCTTTTCGTTCTGCGCGATGACGGCATGAACACGGAAGGAGTCGGACTTAAAATCTATGTCATCCCATTTGAGGGCCAGCAGCTCTCCGCGGCGCAGACTGTGGAGGGCGAAAAGAGCTTCCTTCTCGAAGGACTTGCCCTCGATAGCTTTGCAGAATACGATGATCTGCTCCGGCGTGAGCCACTTATGCTCGGAAACAGGGAGCTTTGGAAGCGTTACTTTTGGAGCGGCGATGCCGTTTTCCTCTAAGACGGATTTAATAAACCCCCAGGCATTTTTCAGCGTTTTTGGGGCACAGAGCGCGGCCTCCTCGTTTATATACGACTGCCAATCCACCGGCTCGCGTATGTTGACACCTTGGCAAGACTTGAAGCGGTTTTTCTGATAGATTCGGTAGCCGCGGATAGTGTTGGGAGAGAGAAGGGTACGGCGCGTGATATAATTTTCAATGGCTTCAGAAAGCAGAAGCGGCTGGTCTTTGGCTTTTTTCTGCTGCTCCACAAAGCCGGCGCGGATGGCTTTGGCCTTTGCGATGCAGCGATCCTTGGTAGGTTCGGTGACAGACTGCTGCTCGGCACGGAGATATATGCGCCAGCTGCCGGATGGAAGCTGCTTCGGCTCCGGCACCTTGATAACGCCGTCCTTTTTGCGCTCCCGCACCTGCTTCTGGCCGCACCAGGGGCAGAACGTGGCGTTGTCGGGGACTTCGCGCTTACAGGACTTGCATTTCGTTGACATTTTGATATTTTCGTGTTACCCTACTGTTGTAGGCTCCTTTCTTTAAGACTCGTGATGGTGTTGGCGGGAATAGAGCTTATATGGAAAAGCCGTCCGATTGGGCGGCTTTTTCTTTTTTTAACGAAAAATCTCAAAAAAACTTGTGATATGTGTGCATTGAAACCAGGAAACTTGTGATATATAATTTAGAACACAGTAGAACCTATGTTCTATTTTGCTCGATTATATTTTTTTCAGCATCGCGCAGCGCACGGTATCCGACAAGGCTGCACACGACGATAGAAACAGGCGTAAGAAGGATAACAAGCCACGCAAACGCTGTAGGCCCGTCCTGAAGGACAAAGCCAGCATGGGGGTTGCGGAAGTCGAAAAAAAGGTAAACAATTAAGAACAGGGATAAGATCGCGGCAAAAATTGAAGAAAACACAGACCAGCGTTTGTAATGATTGCGCTGGCGGATAACAGCATCCAAGCGCTGGGTGCAAAGTCCGTTGACCTGTTTCAGGCGCACCACGTCGCCGGAGCTGACGGCGTTGTCCAACTCCAGTTCGTGGATACGTTCCCGCATGGCGGATGGGGCGGACGCAGGGGGCTGGATCTCAAACGTCTGATCGGCGGAGATGCCAACGGCTTTCATCACGGCTACAGCATCGTACAGCTTTGGATCGCGCTCACCGGACTGCATTTTGCAGACGGCGGAATAGCTGATGCCGGACAGTTCCTCGTTGGTGATGCCCTTGTCCATTCTGGATTTACGGACAAGGGCAGGGAAGTCCTGAATATGCTGCGCGATTTCCTGAATTTCTGACATGATTTTCCCCTTTCTATCGGTAACGGATACTATTTCATCCGCTGCGGATACTATTTCACCCATAAAAATCCATATTTTGGTGACAGTTTCCCCAATATGGATCGGCCTAAGAGCGCCAATTACCCAAATTGGGGAGTGATTCCCCAAAATGAGCGTAGACACCGGGGCACGCATAGAGTACGATTGAACCAAGCAAACGCCACAAAACGACATACGAGGGGGCAGAGAAATGAACGAACAGGAAGCAAGGGAACTGGTCTCCACCCTGACGATGGAGGAAAAGGTCAGGCTTTACGAGCTGCTATCAGCGCTGCGGCAAAGCCCTGCACCTGCGCCAGTTCAGTAGGCGTAAGAGAACACAGCAACTTAACAAGGGCGGAATCGAGTTCGCTTTCCAGCTGGGAAGCGGGCTCTTTTTCTTTTTCTATCTGAATCAGGTACGAAGGGTGGACTTCCAAAAACTCCGCTATCTTTTTAATTTTTTTTGCGGAAGGAGAACTATCGCCGGCTCTCCACGCGGAAATCGAACTTCTGTTGATCGGGATGGCAGCGTAAAATTCGCCTTTCGATACGCCTTTGGCTAAAAGCAGAAGTTCGATTCTCTCAAGCATCGCACAATTACGCGCTTTCAGTGCCTCTTTCTGCTCTTTGGTCATTTTGGACATAAAACAATACCTCGCATTATAAGAAATTACAAAAAGTAATGTTCGGTAAATGTTTGTCTTGACTTCTGCCACGTGTATGATAAAATGAACATATAGGCAACAAGAGACAAACATACAGGGAGCGAAACGGAAATGGCTGACGTAGAATTAGCTATTTCAAAACATCACAACAACAACTTACACCGCTTTCCTGAGTTTGTCAAGCAAAATTAGCATTTTAGAGGTGAGAAAGTGGAGAAAAAGGAGAAAACGGCGTTTTACTACTGTCGCAAGAAAGCGGGCGTCTCGCAGTTGGATGCCGCAAAACTGCTGGGTGTTACGAGAACGACGCTTTGGGCGTGGGAAACCGGGCAGACAGCGCCTGATGCGCGTGGGCTGCGCCGTATGGCAGAGATCTACGACTGCCGGTTGGCAGACCTGATAAGCGGGGTGAGCCTAACGAAATGAACGAGATGCAGGTTTTCAGAAACCCTGAGTTCGGCAGCGTCCGCACAATCGAAGGGGACGGCAAGGTCCTATTCTGCGCCAGCGACGTTGCGAAAGCCCTGGGCTACGCCCGCCCGAATGACGCTATTGTTTCACATTGCCGGTATACGGCAAAACACCGTATACCTCACCCGCAGTCTGCTGACAAGACTATTGAAATGGCTTTTATACCTGAAAGTGACATTTACAGACTCGTGTTTGGCTCAAAACTGCCGACTGCGGAGAAATTTACCGACTGGGTTACGGATGAGGTTTTGCCGTCAATTCGGCGCAACGGCGCGTATATGACCCCAGAGGTCATCGAACGGACACTGACTGACCCGGACTACATCATCCAACTGGCTACCACACTCAAGGAGGAGCAGCAAAGGCGCAGACTGTTGGAGCGTCAGGCCGAAGCAGATAGACCGAAGGTGCTGTTTGCGGATGCTGTGAGCGCGTCCCACACGTCCATCCTTGTGGGTGAGTTGGCAAAGCTGCTGCGGCAGAACGGCGTAAACATCGGACAGAACCGGCTGTTTGCATGGCTTCGGGACAACGGCTACCTGATCCGCCGCAGCGGGACGGACTACAATATGCCTACGCAGCGGTCGATGGAAATGGGGCTTTTCAGTATCAAGGAAACTGCCATCAGCCGGTCGGACGGTTCTGTTACTGTCAGCAAAACAGTGAAGGTAACGGGTAGAGGGCAGACGTACTTTGTGGACAGGTTTTTAAGCAACAGGGAGGGGAGAAAATGCCGAGAGTGAAGCCCTTGGGCGTGAACCCAACGGAGCAGAAGATCGTGGCGCTGCTGTACGGCGCGATGGAGACAGAGGGCGTGCAGAAGCAGGAGCTGGCCGCAGCGTTGGGAATGACACCCAAGACGCTGCGGCAGCGGAAGAAAGACCCGCTGGACTTCACGCTTGGAGAGCTGCAAAAGGCTTGCCGCAAACTGCACATCCCCATCGGAGAACTCCGCGCCGCAATAACGCTATGAGCTGGCGGTGTTTAATCTGCGGCGTGAGGTTTGACGCGCCGGTGATCCGGGAGAGGAAAGAAAACCTGGACGGGGAAAACGGCTGGGAAACACGCAGAGAATATCTTTGCCCCGTGTGTGGGGAGAGCTACATGGAGGAGGTAGAGGATGAGCAGGACGCGGAATGAGCACCGCCGGGACCGGAAATGGAAGATCCTGTTGGCCGTGAGCAGCTTCGCGGCGTGGGGCATTATCGGAGAGGTGGAGAACGGCGGCTCGTTGTGGCTGCTGCTTCTCGCGGGAGCCGCCCTGGTGGGCGCGTGGACAAGCTGTAAAGCCTTGGGGCTTTATAAATAAACAAAAATTTTAATTTGAAAGGGTGCTTCAAGATGACTAATACGGGAGCTGGCGTTTTCCCGAAAGCGACATATTCCGTGCAGGAGGTGGCCGACATCCTCGGCATCAGCAAGCCTACGGCCTATGAACTCTGCAACCGGAAGGACTTCCCGGCGATCCGCGTGACGCCCCGGCGAATCATCATCCCCGTGGATGGCCTGCAGCGGTGGCTGGAGGAGCAGTCCGGCGGCGGGAAGAAGGAACTGCGGAGGAACGGCAGCGTTCGGAAGAATACTGAACGAGAGAACATGGCGGGAATAAACCTTACGGCGGAGCAGAATACAGCGCAGGCATGGGAAGCACGTTTTTGTCTGGATCTTTATGGGCAGATGCCTGACAATATCCCGGATAATTTTGACACTATAATAGCCACCTTGCTTGGGACAATACTTAGCTCGAAAGAACAGCGGATTGCTGAACTGCATTACAGGGACGGCTATAAACAGGCGGATATTGCAAGGGTCTTGGGCGTATCGAGACAGCGTGTCAACGAGATGCTTTCCAAATGTAAGAGTAAACTTCGGTCGCCGCGTATAAGAAACGTGTTGGGGTTCGAGACCCCCAAATTAAGCGATATGGAGAATGTGGAAAAACGAAATTGAAGAAATGTCAAAAGCCGAGAGTCTTGGTATGGATGATCGTAGCAGAAATGCCTCCATCATTCTTGGGGAAGAGAGACGCATGAAAGAAACCTCGCATATCACAACAGAGCAGGTCGCAGCGATCAACGCGGCGCTGGAGAAGAACTACCGCGTTGAACTGATACCGTTGAAGGACGGTGTGAAGATCGTCAAGGTCAGTAGAGCAGAGATCAAAGCCAAATAGTGTACCCCGCCTAAGTCAGTTGGCGGGAAGGGCGGAGTGTCGTCGAGTGGTTCGGAAATTCCGAACAGCTTGGCGGCGCTCTTTTTGTTTACGGAGGAAGGAGATGGAGAAAAACGGAACGGCTGCACTTTGAGAACCGGGAGGACTGGCTGGCAGGACGTATGCAGGGTATAGGCGCCAGCGAAGCCGCAGCAGTGGCGGGGATGTCCCCGTGGATGTCGAAATTGGAACTGTGGCGGCTGAAGGTGGGCGCGGAGAAAGCCAAGGATCTGAGTGGAAGCGCGGCGGTGAGCCGCGGCGTGCGGATGGAACCGGCACTGCGTGGCCTGTACACGGCCATACACCCGGGACGCACAGTGGACTACTACCCCTACGACATTCTGTACCAGAAAGACCGGCCCTTTATATTCGCCACGCTGGACGGCGAGATCACCGACGAGCGAGGGCGGAAGGGCATTTTGGAGATAAAGACCAGCTCACCAAACGGCAAAGCGGGATGGGCAAAGTGGGACGGGCATATACCCGACCACTACTACTGCCAAATACTGCACCAAATGCTGGCGACCGGGTACGAGTTCGTAGACCTGATGGCAAGCCTGGAAAACATGGACGGAGACCTGAGCATACGCACCTATCACTTCGAGAGGGCGAATCAGGAGGAGGACCTGGCGTGGCTGTTGAAACAGGAAACGGACTTTTACCAAAACAATGTGCTTAACGGGGTACCCCCGGCGGCAATATTACGACTCTAAACGAAAAAAACGAAAGGAGAATTGAAATGGCAATTCGAGTGACCGTGCTGGACATGGACACGGGAGAGGAGCGCGTATTCGTGCGAAACGCCTGCGGCGTGATATGCGCGGCGGTGATGCCCAAGGAGGGCGCGGAGGACAAGTACGACGGCGTGGCCACCGCCTACGTGGGAGAGAACGTGCCCATCGGCACGGCGGGACTGCTGGTGCGGCTGGCGGAGAACGCCGTGAAACTGGTGACGGAGAAGGACAGCCGCATCCGGCAGAAGATGGACGAGGACGACGCGGCGTGGGCCGCGGCAGAGGCGGAGAAGGAAGCCGCCGAGAAAAAGAAGCCCGCCGCCAAGAAGGGCGGCAAGCGCACGGCAAAGAAGGAGGGCAAGTGATGAAACTGAAACTGACGATGGCCAACGCCGAGACCGGCGAGGTGCTGCAGGAGGAGACCAACCTGGACTTCGCCATGATGGCATACGGGCGCAGGATCGAGGAGGGCGAGGACATGGCGTGCCGAACAGAAGCCCGCAATGTGAAAACGCTGGAGTATGCCTCCTTCCTGTGCGGCGTGGAGGACTCCATAAAGAAAGCGGTGTGCGAAAACAAAATGGAAGAAGCCTACACCCTTATGAAGATCAAAACGTTGATGGACAGCTTGGAACGCGCCAGGAAGAAGGACGCCGACAAGGCGGAGGATGCCGGCAAGAATGAGGGTGAGCAGGGATGATTGTAAAGGCGATGTACCACAAGCCGAAGCTGAACGGCTACGGCGGACAGGCGTACACAACCAAGTACGACGCGGAGGTGACGGCATGAGCATCGAAACTGCGTTGCAAACCCCTGTCAGAAAGTGGGTAAGACATTATGAACATGATTGAGTTCCGTATCACAAGTGATTTGCAGGAACTCCGCAAGCAGGCCATTGAGGCTAATTTCGAGGAAACAAAGGCGTGGCTGACGGAGAACCTGGAACCTCTGCGGACGATGGCGGTGACACCGGAGAGCACGGCGCAGGCGAAGCAATATCGCGCGGCGGTGAGGAAGATCCGTGACCGAATCGACGAGAGCCGCAAGATGGCAAAGGCGGCGGCACTGGAGGCGTACAGCAGCTTTGAGACCAAGTGCAAGGAGCTGACCGCCCTGTGCGAGGAAGCGGCCAACGCTCTGGACGTGCAGATCAAGGCGATGGAGGAGACGGCGAAGCAGGAGAAGAAAAATCGCCTTGCTGAATATTTCGCTCAGGTGGTGGGCGACATGGCGGAGTGGCTGACCTTTGACAACTGCTTTAACCCCAAGTGGCTGAACGCCACCTACGCCGAGAGCACGGCGTGGATGGATATAAACGCCGCCATAGACCGCTCCCGAGCCGATCTGAACGCCATTCGTGCACTGCACAGCGAGTTCGAGACCACGCTGCTGGACGAGTACACCCGTACCCGGAACATCAGCGCGGTGCTGGTGAAGAACGAGACGCTGGGGCGCATGAAGGCCGCCGAGGAGGAGCGAAAGCGCAAGGAGGCGGAGGCCGCGGCGAAGTACGAGGCGGCGCAGCAGCAAAAGGCGGTGCCGCTGAAGCCGGAGTGCATCGGTGAGTCTGACGAGTACGAGGTGATCGGCATCGAAGGGACGGCAAAGTTCCAGCAGGTGCAGCCGGTCAACGACCTGGTGGACGAGGAAGGACATGAGATGCCCGCCGTGCAGGAGCCGGAGTACAAGGTGGACTTCCGCGTATTCGGAACGGCGCGGCAGCTGGACGGGCTGAAAGCCTATCTGCAGAAAAACGGCATCCGGTTTATGCCGGTGCCGCAGGAGTAACCCCACCGTGGGTGCGCTGTTAGATCTGCATGGGGTGCGCTTTGGCAGACTGGTTGTAATCGCGCCGGCGGAACACGCGAAAAACGGTAAAACTCAATGGCTTTGCCGGTGTGACTGTGGCCGCGAAACGGTTGTCAAAACGAACGCGCTCCGAAATGGAGATACGAAATCTTGTGGATGCCTTGTGAAAGATGCTTCTTCTGCCGCACACACGAAACACGGCATGAGCGATACACGACTGTATAGGGTTTGGAAGGGAATTAAAAACAGGTGCGGCAACCCGAACGCAGAGGATTATCAGCACTATGGCGGCAGGGGTATTACGGTATGCCCGGAATGGGACACAAACTATGAGACATTTCGGGATTGGGCGATGGCTACAGGGTATCAACCCGGTTTGACGATCGAGCGCAGCAACGTCAATGGTAACTACTGCCCAGAGAACTGCCGCTGGGCAACGCGCCGTGAGCAAGCGTTGAACAAGACAAACAACCATCTTCTCACCTACAACGGTGTCACGATGCCGCTGACCAAATGGGCAGAGAAAATAGGGCTTCCTGCTGATGTGCTTTTTAAGCGAAAACGGCAGGGATGGACGGATGCAAAAACAATCGAAACGCCGCTGCTGCGGCAGAAAGGGAAACATGAAAGTAAACAATAATTTCCTGGGAAGCATAAGCGGAGAAAAGAAAAAGACTTTTTCTATGGCAGTGACCTCCCCCTCGGTGCAGAGCATGATTATGAAATCTCTCCGCAACGAGAAGGCCGCCGCCAGGCTTACATCCACGCTGATCTCCGCTGTGAGCGCCAGCGAGCAGTTGAAGGCTTGCGATGCGGGAACCATCGTCGCTTCCGCTTTGCGTGGCGAGGGCATGGGCCTGATCTACGGACACGGCTACTATGTGGTCCCGTATGGCAGTGTTGCTTCATTTATCCTCTCATACAAAGGCTATATCCAGCTGGCCATGTCCACTGGATTTTATGAGGACATTGATGTTACCGATGTGCGCGAGGGCGAGATCGAGGGGCGCGATCGCCGCACGGGCAAGCCGGTAGTAAATCTGGCCAAGTATGACACGGACGAGGAAAGATCCGAACACAAGATCATCGGTTATTACGGATATTACAAACTGAACAACTCCAGTTTCCGGTTTGAGTATTGGCCGATGGACAAGCTGCTGCGCCACGCGGACCGGTACTCCCCGGCCTTCAAACTGGAGAAGTACAACGCCCTCATCAACGGCGAGCTGGATGCCAAGGAACAGACCAAACTGCTGAACGGTACGCCCTGGTATGACCTGAACGGCGGTCAGGACAAGATGTGCAAGAAAACGGTACTCAGAAGTCTGCTGAACAGCGGATACGCGCCGCTTTCCAACGAGGTACGCAGCTACTTCAACGAGGACAGCGACGATACCGTGGTGGCCACGGGGGACGGCGCGGAGACCGAGCCGGTCATCCCCACCACTGGCCATGTGGTAGAGGACGATACCCCCGCCGCAGAGCAGGAAACAGCCGCCACCAGCCCCACAGCGCCCCCTGAGAGCGCCGCAGAGCCGAAGGAGGGTAGCGACACCGTCCCGACCCGCAAACGCACACAGAGCACCGCAGAGGGCAAGACGGAGGCGAAGGACTATTCCGCAGGGTTCTTTGGGGAGGGCGAACAGTAATGCCTCTATTCGTTCGGAAGCGTCTGGACGGAGAGGGCAAGGCTGACGGAAGCCAGTACATGATCTGTACCGGCTCCGTCAGCCGGGATCCCCGGATAGGCGCGATACCCAAGAACAACCTGCCGAAGGTGGAGTTCGGCATGGGCTACGACAGCAAGCAGTTTATGAACGTGTGCGCCGTGGGTGACAACGCCGCCACGAAGCTGAGCGCGTGTTTGGAAAAGGGCGATGCGGTATGCGTGGTGGGCACATGGCGGCAGAGGTCGTACACCACCAAGGACGGAGAGGAGAAGGTTTGGAGCGAGCTTCGCGCCGACCTGGTGCTGCCAATGGGAGCGCTGGAAACACTGCTGCAGGTGCCGGTGGAGGAATTCCTGCGGCTGGCGGACCTGCTGCCGCAGTTGGAAAAACTGTGCGCCGGAGAGACCCCCACCGGGAAGCACAGCGGGACGCAGAACACCGCGCAGCAGAGCGCGGCAGCACTGCACGAGATGGAGGAGGACGAGCCGCTGCCCTGGGACCGGGATGGCGCGGACGAGGACTACGACTTGGGCATTTGAGGGAGGAGTGATTTACGTGGCGGAAGAAAAGCGATATTTCTGGCTGAAACTGTACGACGACTTCTTTACCTCGAAGCGCATCAAGAAACTGCGGAAGATAGCCGGTGGAGATACCTACGTCATCATCTACCTGAAAATGCAGCTCATGGCGATGAAGCACGGCGGCACCTTGAAATGGTCGGGGCTGGAGGAAAAATTCGCCGATGAACTTGCCTTAGACCTGGACGAGGACCCGGCAAACGTAGCGGTCACGCTGCAATATCTGCTCTCCTGCGGGTTGGCAGAGGCATCCAGTGACCTGACGGAGGTTTTCCTGCCCTACGCGGTGAAAAATGTGGGCAGCGAAGGTGCTGCGGCCCAGCGAATGCGGGACTATCGGGCAAGGAAAAGCAAGGCTTTGCTTGCCCCGGAGCGTAACGATGTTACAACACCGTGCGAAATCGGTTACGGAGAGTCAGAGATAGAGTCAGAGTCAGAGATAGAGTCAGAGATATATACAGGCTCTAAAGAGCCTGTGTGTCGGACAAGTGATGTCCGACGCATCGTGGCAGCGTGGAACGACACCGGATTGACACAAGTGATGAAGGTAACGGCGGAGACCAAGCGGGGACGGGCGCTGAAAGCCCGCATCCGGGAAAACGGCGTGGACGGTGTGCTGAAAGCCATTGAGAACGTGAAGAACAGCCCGTTTTTGAAAGGCAAGAACAAGCGCGGCTTTGTGGCCAGCTTCGACTGGCTCATCACCAGCCCGGACAATTTCCAAAAAACCCTTGAGGGCAACTACACGCAGGAGTTCATCCCTGAAAACGACGCTCCCACTGTTGACCACGCCAGCGAAGCCTATCAGATCGCGCAGTACCTGGCGCAGGAGAAGGCCCGTGACAACCCCGGCAGGGCGCAGCCCACGGAGGCGGAAATGCAGAAGCAGTCTGCGGCGCTGAACGAGCTGCACGAGCAAAACGGCGTGGCGTGGGAGACAGTGGACAACGTGCTGTACTTCGCGCTGAACAGCCAGTGGTGGGGAAAGAAAGTGCAGAGCACCTATGACCTGAAGCGGTATTTCAACGAGATATTTGCCGACATGGTGAAGGAGCAGGGCGCGGTGAAGGAGTGAAGAATACATGGAAACAGGCGTGATCAGAAAGGACGCCGTGCCGGAACCGGCGCTGTGGCAGCAGGACTACTCCGCAGATGCGGAGCGGGCGGTGATCGGCTCGATGCTGATAGACGCCTCCTGCGTGAAGGATCTGATGAAATGCCTGGAGGGCGAGGATTTCTTTATACAGACCAACCAGGACATCTTCGAGACCGTGCGGCGGATGTATGTGGCGGCGAAGCCCATAGACGGCGTGACGGTGGCGGACGAACTGGAGCGTGCGGGGAAATACAGCAGCGAGACGCGGAGCTATCTGGTGCAGTGTATGGAGATCACCCCCACCAGCGCCAACGCTATGGAGTACGCGCAGATCGTGCGGAAGAAGGCGGAGAAGCGGCGGTTTACCCAGGCGGTGATGGACGCACTGACCGGCGAGGACGACCCACAAGCGGCGGTGGCGGCGATATGCCACCAGAAGATGCGCTCACGGCGAGGCGGACGGCTGAAAACGATGGAGGATGCCATGAGCGAGGCCATGAACAGCGTGGCAGGCAAAAAGGAGGGACGCATAGACACTGGCTTCCCTCTGCTGGATGCCACGCTGAAGGGCCTGTGGCCGGGGCAACTCATTCTGGTTGGTGCGCGGCCCGGATGCGGCAAAAGCGCCTTATGCATGGAGATGACAGAATATGCGGCGCGGGGCGGCAAGACGGTGCTACACATCACGGCGGAGATGCTGGCCGGGGAAGTGGGCGAACGCCTACTGGCCAAGCGGACCGAGGGCGTGACGATGGACCAGCTTATAGATGGCGTTCCGGAGACGGACGAGGATCTGTGGATGAATATCGCCTACACCGCCAGCATGGAGGCAAAACTGCCGGTGTACTTCTACGACGGGCCGGACGTGACGGTGAGCCGCATACGGGAGCTGGCGCTGGGCATAGATGACCTGAAAATGATCGTGGTGGACTATTTGGGGTTGATGATCGGCGAAAAGGACAAGAAAGCCGAGAACCGCAACCTGGAGCTGGGCGGCATAAGCCGAGAGCTGAAGCTGCTGGCATCGGAGCTGGAGATACCCATTGTGGCGGCGGCGCAGCTGAGCCGCACGGTGAACGAAACGGACAAGCCGAAGCTGTCCTCTCTGCGCGACAGCGGAGAACTGGAGCAGAACGCGGTGAAGGTCATATTCCTGTGGAAAACGGACCCGGGGGACGACACACAGGTGGGATGCACGGTGGCAAAGAACCGAAGGGGCCGCACCGGGGACGTGAACTTCTACTTCAACGGGGCGAAGATGACCTTTACGGAATTGAGCTATCGGACAGACAACGATGAGCCGACGGACAAGTTCCACCGGCGGCCACGGAGGCGGCGGCTGGAAATGGGAACGGCGGATGAGGACTGAAGCGCATGGGACTGACAATGGAGGATATAGGCCGCTTCGGGCAGAAGGCTCAGGCGCAGATATTGCAAAAAGTACAGGCGCAGCAGGCGGCACAGAAAGCAGCACAGGAGACGGAAAAGGCCGCAAAGCCGAAAAAGGGCAACAAACTCCACGCCGAGAAAGTGGACATGACTATGCCGGACGGGACCCCGATGCACTTCGACAGCAAGCGGGAGGCGCGGCGGTACATGGATCTGTGGCTGATGCAGAGAGCCGGTGAAATATCCGGTCTGCGGACGCAGGTAAAGTACGAATTGATACCGAAGCAGGTACACAAGGACGGCACGAAGGAGAAAGGCATAGAGTACGTGGCCGACTTCGTATACGAGCAGGGCGGCGAGACGGTGGTGGAGGACAGCAAGGGCCTTCGTGATACTGGAAATGCCTTATACAGGCTATTTGTGATGAAACGAAAGATGATGCTGTATTTCCACGGCATCACGGTGAGGGAGGTTTAGAACATCATGTACGCAATGCAGGGAACGATGAGCGTCGGCGCATTTATGCGGAGCCTGGGCAGCGCCAAGGCTCCGTGGCTGACGGTGGATGCCGCGGCGGAGAGCCGGCGGCAGGAACATTGCGGAGAGACAGGACGATTTTTAGGCGGCGCGGTGGAGGACAGCCAGCATGAGCCGCAGGAGCGCATAGACACGTGCATGAACTGCCCGTACCCGGAGTGCCGCAACTGCTGGGAGCAGGCGCGGGATCGGAAGCGCAAGCGGAAGCGGAAGCAGTCAGCGCGGGAACTGGCGGACAGTTTGCGCCTGCGCCGGTGCGGGGAGGTGTAAGGCCATGACGACGGTGTATATGATCGTGTCGCGGGATAAATACCGGTTTCCCCGCTGGTGGGGAACGAGTACGGCGGAGCTGGCGCGGCGTTCTGGGCGATCCTACGCCAGCACACGAAGCGCGATATGCAAGGCATTCCGGAACGGCGGACGGTTCGGGTGCTATGAGGTGGTGCACATTTCGGAGGACGACGGGAATGGGTAAACAGCATTTGAGCAGAGACGACCGCATCTTTATGCGTGGCAAGCTGCAAGGCACACGGGAAAACATGGACATGGTGGCAATGGTGCTGATGGATAAATGCGGCTGGCACGTATTCGAGGAGACGTCGGACAGCCGGGACACCCACAGCATCGCGTATCTGTACGAGTGCCTGGAGAAACTGGCGGAGGAGATAAACGAAGGCCGCATCAAGCGGAAGCACATCAAGGACGTGCTGAAGGACGAGTGCGGCGTGGTGTTTGGAGATTAGGAGGTGATTTAGGTGAAACATTTAGGCGATATTACGAAAATAAATGGGGCAGAGATTGAACCCGTTTGGTGTATTACAGGTGGTTCACCTTGTTAGACAGGATCTATCCATCGCCGGGAAACGCGCCGGTTTGGCGGGAGCGCGAAGCGGCCTGTTTATGGAGCAGGTACGCATCGTAAAAGAAATGAGGGAGGCGGACAAAAGGAATGGACGGACAGGTGACATGGTCAGACCTCGGTATCTCGTGTGGGAAAACGTGGTCGGAGCCTTTAGCAGCAACCAAGGAAAAGACTTCGCAGCCGTGCTCGAAGAGATCATCAAAATCGTCGAGCCGGAAGCCCCCGGTATTGAAGTGCCTGAAAAGGGTTGGCCTACCTGGGGAGGGTATCACGATGAAATGGGAGGACGATGGAGCGTGGTGTGGCGAACTCACGACGCGCAATACTGGGGAGTGCCCCAACGCCGTCGTCGTATCTCGGTTGTCGCAGATTTTGGAGGAGACACCGCATCCGAAATACAATTTGACGGCGAAAGCGTGTCAGGGGATATTGCGGAGAGCGGAGCGGCGGGGGAAGGATTTGCCGAAGCTGCTGAAAGAGGTTTTAATCCGGCAGGCGGGGACTGCATGACGGCTTGGGATTGCCAAAGCAAGCGCATTTTTGACACAAACGGAAAATCTCCCGCACTGCAAGGCGGTGTTGGTGGTGGTGTGAACAATCCTGCCATATTTGCGGCTATTCCCATCAACGACAAAGCTACAAGATGGCAGGGCGGTGGCGAAAGCCGCAACCACGATGGCAGCGGCAACGGTCTTGGCATTGGGAAAGAGGGCGACCCGTCCCCTACACTAACCGCCGGCGACCGCCACGGGGTAATGTGCATGACACCTTGGGACGCACAGAGCCAGCGCGTATACGACGGAAACGGCGTTTCGCCTACGCTCAGTTCCCGTGAAAACAGTGGTCTGAACCGCGAAGCCGTGCTATGTGCCGGGTTTAAGGACGGACAGGGCGCACAGGCGGGTGGCATCGGGTACAGTGAGGAAGTATCGCCCACGCTGGCGGCGACACCCAGCGGGACGAACAGAACCCCGGCAGTGGTGGCGTACAGCTTTGACAGTCTTGCCAGCAACAGCATGAAAAGCAAAAACCCACACAGCGGATGCCGAGAGGTGGATGTGGCTAAGACACTGGATACCACAGACCCAACGCCCAGTAAAAACCAAGGCGGCATAGCGGTGGTTGCCCCTGCGGCGATGGCCTTTGACACCACGCAGATCACCAGCAAGGAGAACGGAAGTCAGCCGGGATTTGGCAAACCGTGCCACACACTGAACGCAAACGCCCATGTGCCGTGCGTGGCACTGGACATGACACACGCCTGTGACGTCATCCGCGAGTGCGGAGAGCAAGTTCCGGCGTTGCAAGCGCGAATGGGAACAGGCGGAAAGCAAGTGCCGCTTACATACGGTATCGGCAACGGACAGGTCTGCGAAGCCAGTATTATGGCGGAGGAAGTCAGCCAAACGTTAAACACCATGCACGATGCTCAAGCAGTCATGTGTGAGGATGTGGCGCACGCGCTGCGGGCAAAGGCGAACTGCGCTTATCGGGAGGACGCGGAGACATACCTGGTGCAGAACATGGTGGTGCGCCGGTTGACGCCGATGGAATGCGAACGGCTGCAAGGCTTCCCGGACGGATGGACGGATATTGGAGATTGGGTTAAAACAGATAAACGCGGGCGCGAAATAAAAGTGAAAGGAAGTGCGGACAGCTCACGGTACAAGGCGCTGGGCAACTCCATCGCCCTGCCCTTCTGGGACTGGATGCTGCGGCACATGGCGCGGTATCTGCCGGAGGACGCGACGCTGGGGAGCTTATTTGATGGCATTTCGGGGTTTAATGTCTGCTGGGCGAGAATACACGGAGCAGAGCACTGCCGGTGGAGTTCTGAAATTGAGCAATTCCCTATTGCCGTGACCAAAAAGCATTTCGGCGATGAAAAGTCAGGTGAGACGGGCGACTGGGAGATTTTTTCGGGAGGAATGACATGATAAACGACGCTTTGTTTTCCAGCGACAAGAATTTCTGGGAAACGCCGCAAAAGCTGTTTGACGAGCTGGACGCGGAGTTCCACTTCACGCTGGACGCTGCCGCCAGTGACGAAAACCACAAGTGTGCGCGGTATTTCACGCAAAATGATGATGGTTTGCGGCAAAATTGGGGGGGCGAAACGGTGTTTTGTAACCCGCCCTACGGGAGCAAGGAAACCGGGCTGTGGACGGAGAAATGCTGCCGGGAGGGGCAGAAGCCGGGGACAACGGTGGTGCTGCTGATTCCGGCGCGGACTGACCGTGCCAGCTTCCACGACTATATTCTGGGCAAGGCAGAGATCCGCTTCCTGCGTGGTAGGCTGAAGTTTGAGCTGGACGGAAAGCCGATGGGGACGGCGCCGTTTCCCAGCATGATTGCCATTTGGCGAGGAGGAATGACATGACAAGAGATGAGATCGTGACCGCGCTGCGGTGCTGTGCAGAACCGGGGCGAGACTGCGAAGAAGATTGCCCAATGAACGAGATAAGCCGTGAACCGTGTCGTGAAGTATTGGCTCCGGCCGCCGCTGACCTGATCGAGAACCAGCAGCGGCACATCGAGGCACTGATGAAAGCCAACGACAGCCTGAAGGACGCCATTGCACGGCGGGATAAGCAGATAGAGAAGATGAAGGAGGAGAAACATGGAATGACTAAATACACTGCGGAGTTGAGAAAAAGACTAATTGACCTGCGTGACGAGTTAGAAACTGCTTACGACAGCATTTCGCAGTTGGATGGTGCCAATGGTAGTTTGATGGCCGCAAACGAGAAACTGGCGGCAGAACGCAAAGCTCTTATCAACGAGCTATGCCAATACTGCGGGAAGTACAAACAAACACACGAGGGCGCCTGTGACGGGTGCAGATGGAGGGAGAAGTAAATGATCGACAAATTGATGAAGAAGTATGGGTACGAAAAGACCGACGAAAACAGGTACGGCGCCTACTACAAGAAGCGTGAACCGCAGGAGTATGATCACATCGTCTGCGTCATCAGCAAAGCCAGCGGCAAACATCTCATGCAGAGCTACGATGCCCAAACGTTCAAGGTGAACAACGATTTCATTAACGGGACTGTTGGGGTAGAGATTCCCGTTCTGCTGCTGATGTGGATGAAGGCGAAGCGGATGGCACGGAAGTACCGCTGGAACCAAAGAAAACCGGACGCGCCGGCGGATTGCCGGAAAAAGATCCTGCCATCGCGGGAGAGCGTGGCACTGGAGGAACTGGAGGAATATGACCGCTTTGTGGACAGCAAGGACGCACTGGGAAGCGAGGACGAGGAGTTCCTGAAAAAAGTGTACGGCGGCAGCCATGAGTGGGGCGAAACGGTGCAGGAGGGCTGGAAGGAGGGCAATATTGAACTGGACTGAAAGACTGCGGCGGAAGCTGATACATAAACTGGGCGGTGTGCTCATGGACGAGGTGTGGCCCCGTCCTGTGGCTGCGGCGGAAAGCTACACCACAGAGGAACTGACGTGCAGCTATTTGGAGTTCGCCGGCGGGCAAGAGAATGAGCGCCTCAAAATGGACAACCTTACGCTTGTGGGCTGTGAGGCGGAAAAGGCGGGGTTGATAGAGTGGAAAGAAGTGCCACGAGAGGAGGAACCGACGCTGTATAAAGCGATGGAGGGGATACCGGGCGCGGAGGATGCGACGCTGATGCGCGGGACGCTGCGGGTGCTGCGAAAGGCGGGAGGAGTGAGCGCATGAGGGACAAGAGAGCAAAATATCGCCGCTGGGCGGTGGTGTACATACTGCTGGCACTCCTGATGCAGGCGGCGCTGGTGCTGCTGACCGTGGCGGGCGTATATAAAACGCTCGTGGGCGTATTGTGCATGGTGGTGGTGACAGCGGATATGGCGTTTTTGGTCGTGAGCAGCGCGTACTTGTGGAGAGAGGGGTGGCGGGAGGCGTGAACAAGGTGCTGCCGGGGCGCATACGCTACCTGCGGGAGAAAGCGCAGCTGAAGCGGTGCGTACTGTCAGAGCTGTGCGGGCTGAGCAAGGAGACCATAAAGCGCTACGAGGAGGGGACGGCAGAGCCGCTGGCCTCCTCACTGGAGGCGATGGCGGACTTCTTCCACGTGACGACGGACTACCTGCTGGGGCGGGATGAAAAATAATTTTTGCGCCATTCCCTTACATGGGAATCAGACAAGTGAAAACCTGCGAAAATGGTACACGAGAGAGTGGATAATTCTCTTTTGTACCATTTTTACTATCCGAAAGGAGCGCAGGATGGCTGAACTTTTACCTATGGACGCGGAAAAGCAGCAGGCGTATTACGACCAGCTTAATGATGCGGTGGGGGAGAGTTTGGCTTATTTTTATGCCTGCATACGCTTCAACAAGCCCTTCGACATGAACGCGCTGCCGGCAAGCGGGAGCAAAAACAAGTGGACGGCCTATTGCGATAAACTGGCAAAGAAAAAACTGGACCGGACGCCGGGAGGCGGAGAACTGGGCTTTCTCGACGGGCTGACGGACATCACCAAGATATTCGGAGAGGGGCTGGAGAACGGCAACTTCACCAAGGCGGTGAGCGCGGAGAAAAGCGCCAGGGACGGAAAGCAGGGCACCAAGCGGCAGGCCGCCGACTGGGGCGAGGGCACGGGAAAAGCGCCATACACCAGTGAGGACTACAACGAGTTTGACCGCATCTACAACGCGCTGTGCGCCGACTTTGGCGGGGAGCAGGCGGTGAGTGCCAAGCAGCAGCTGATCCTGCGGAACGTGGCGAAGTGGACGAAGCAGATGAACGACGCCGCGGAGATGGGCGCCATTGACAAGGCCAAGAAGCTATCCAGCATGATACAGGAGAACCTGGCATCGGAGAACCTGCGGAAGAAGGACACGAAGCCGGTAGAGGACCTGCGGCTGGACAACATGGTGGTGGCGCTGGAGCGGGCGGGACTTCTGAAAAACGGGAAGCCCTGCGAACCGGACGAGGCATTCCGTATATTCTTCGGCCGGCCGTGCAAATATCCCTACACGCGGGATGCTGCCGACCAGATGATACTGATAAACGAAAACCGGATGCGGCAGAACGACGGACTGCCGGAGCTGACAGAGTTGCCGGACGAAATGCGGCTGGAGGACAATCTGGGCGAGTTTGCAGAGGAACCAAACGAGGCGGAGAAAGAAGCCTACGAAAAGCTGGGCCTGATGCGGATGCGCCCGGTGAAAAAGAAGAAAAAACCGGTCAAGCCGAAAGCGGACGCAGAGGATGTGAATACCGATGGCGAGGCGAACGGGTAAAGCGTATGTGGCCGGCCTGGGCTGGGTGACAAAAAAGCCCACGCAGGAGCGCAGCTACGAAAACTACGAGGACGCTTTTTGGGCATTTTTGGTGTGGATATTCCGATGGTACCCGGATAAGGCGTGCGATGTATTCAGAAGCGCGGAGGCGGACTATGGCAACGAAGAATTGTTGCAGCGGGTAATGATGCGCGCATACGCCCGCAACGCTTCCGTGTCGTTTACCGGCACTCGCGGCATGACAAAGACCAACACAAAGCTCAAATATGCGCTGGTAAACGGACTGGTGTGGCCCGGGACGCAGAGCGCCTATTATGGCCCGGCGTACCGCCAGATGGCGACTATAGGAAGCAAGACATTCAAGCAGATCGAGCACGATTACCCGACGCTGGCAAAGCAGTGGCGGGTGACGGCGGACAGCAAGGACGACTTCAAGATAGAGACCGACTGCGGGAGCGCGTTTTACATAGCCGCTATGCGAGGAGACAACCTGCATGATGTGACGGCGGAGGAGTACGCACAGGAGGAGAACCCGGCGTTTGACTTCAACGAGTATACCACGGTGGTATTGCCGGCGGTGCGACTGACGCATAATGTGAACGGAAAGCCGGACCCCAACTACATCCCCTACAAAGACCACGCCATCACCAGCGCGGGACGGAAGCAGAACCACGCCTACGAAACGCGGTGCGAGAACATGAAGGCCATGCTGGCGGGCGAGAGCGCCTTTGCCTATGACATTTCGTGGGAGTGCGTGGTGCTGCAGCAGATGCGGCCTTTCACATGGGCGCTGAAGTATAAGCGAAAATGCACGGCGGAAAAGTGGATGCGCGAGTTCGAAAGCCGGTACACCGGCGCGGGCAGCAATCCCATCGTGCGGGACGAGGTGCTGACGGAGTGCCGGAAACTGATGATCGCGGAGAACCGGCACTGCGCCTACGACATAGGCAACAAACTGAAGCCGGAGGACGTGATCTACATCGTGGGGTACGACGTGAGCTATGCCGACGACAAGAAGAACGCGAAATGCGCGTGCGTGGTGCTGAAATGCACACGTCAAACGGACTGGCTGAAGCGGGACCGCTACCTGAAGCAGGCGGTGTATGTGGACGTTTGGAACCCACCGGTAAAGAGCATGATGCAGGCGCAGCGGATCAAGGACGTGTGGAGCCGCTTCTGCTGCGACGGAGGGGCCGCGACATACCTGGCAATAGACGCATGGCAGTACGGCACCAGCGTGGTGGAGAACCTGATGATGGACCTTGGTGACGGCCTTGCGCCGCTGTGCGTGCGGAACCACGCCAGCTTTACGGAGCTGGAGCAGGAGAACGCCGTGCCGTGTTTGTATCCCATCAAGGCGGGCGGCGCTGGCGTGACGGATCCGGACGCGGAGATGGTGCGGTACGCGGAACTGCAATTTGAGAACCGGAATGTGGAGCTGCTGTGCTCTAACGTGAACGAGGGCGTGGAGAACTACAAGAAGTACCACCGGATCAAGGACGACAGCATGGATGCCATGCTGGCAGACCCCTACATAAAGACCCGGGAACTGGTGGGGCAGATACAGAACCTGAAAAAGGTGGCCAGCGGCACGACCCAAAAGGAAGAACGGATAAGCAAGCACATACAGCGCGATATATGGTCGGCACTGAAATATGCGCTGCGGGTGGCGCAGATACTGGAGCGAGAGGAACTGGCGCAGGCGGTGCGGCATAAGAGCGACTGGGATGCGGAGCTGGCAAAATACAAAAACCGCGCCGCGGCACCGCACAGAGCGGCGGCAGCCGGCGCGGGAGGCCGCACGGTGACGGCGCGGCGCGGCGGGAGGATATGCTGAAATGGCGGCAAGGAAGTACAGACTGTACGCGGCGCGGGTGACAGGCGAAACGGTGGCGCTGGCGGAAAAGGAGCGCTTTGTGCGGATAACGGCGGGGTATATGCTGCTGTACCGCACTACGGCGCCGAAAAAAATGCAGACGGTGGAGATGAAAGGCGCGGATCTGAAACGCCTGACGGAGCGAGACCGGCTGTGGCTGGCGGACTGCATCGCGGCGGCGCTGGCTGACAGGGTGAAAAAGAACAGGGCTGACACGCAGAAGCGGCTGAACGAGCTGCTGGATGCGTGGGAGAGGGAGCTGGAAAAAGAGCGCTCCCGCATAGACGAGGAGGCGGCGCATGGAGCAGGAGAAGCGGAGGAATCTGACAAGTGAATTGCAGAGCGTAGCCTGCGGCACCTACCCGGAGATATTTCAGCGGTTCAACGCGCTGGCGGAGCAGTACGGCAATATGCCGGCAGGGGCGCTGGCCAGCGCCTTCAGCCGGGTGAGCATGAGCCAGTCGGCACGGGTGAACCCCTACATTCAGAACCGAAGGGTGCAGGCCATTTCCTCGCTGCCGGAGGACTATACCAAGAATACGGTGGCAGAGATGCTGACCGCCCCGCTGGGCAACGAGCAGGGGCTGCGGCAGGTGGAGCACGGGCTGGAATTTACGGCCTATCCGCTTTTCCACACCCGGAAGATGTACCAGGATCTGCTGACGTATCACAGCTACATCGCCCCGGAGTTCACCGATAAGGACACGGCGAAGAACGACGAGTTCTGGCGGGAGTGGAAGCTGCTGGAGAAGCTGCGGCGCAAGCTGGACGTAAAGACCACGGCCCACAAGCTGGCAGGGCAGGCGGTGCAGGAGGGCAAGGTATTCTACTACCCCCGCGTGAGCGTGGACAAGCCCCACAACAAGGTGAACTACGCTTTTATGCAGCAGCTGCCCAGCGACTGGATAAAGATCGTGGGGTTCAACAGCGTGTCGAAGTACACCGTGGCCTTTAACATGATGTACTTTCTGAAGCCGGGATGTGAGCCGGCGCAGTTCGGAGACCTGTTTAAGCCCTATTGGGGCATATTCACCCAGGTGGCCGCGAGACCGCCAAAGGGCGCGGGCACCCGGTATGTATACGCGGCGAAGAACACCATCAATATGAACCGCTTTACCGAGCTGAAAACGGCAGCGGAGCAGGGAGGCGGCGTGCTGCCGGGAGACCCGGACGTATACTACCAGAACGGGAAGTGGTGCTACTGGGTGACGCTGCCGGTGGATGCCGTATATCCTTTCGAGATAGACGACGCGCAGACGGCGGTTGTATCGCCTCTGACGGGACTTTTCCTGTCGTTTATCCAGATCGCGCAGTATGAGCAGATACAGCTGGAACTGGTACAGAACCCGCTGATCTCTCTGCTGACGGGCGAGATCGAATACGACGACAACAGCACGAGGCAGCAGTCGGACAGTTACAAGCTGAGCAACGCTGGGTGGGAGCTTTTCCGCACGCGGTTTTACGACGAACTGGCGGAGAACAACACCAGCGGCATAGGCTGGTACGCCGCGCCGCTGAAGAACATGGAGCTGCACCAGCTGGCCGAGGCGCCCAGTGCCACGAAGATAAGCTCCGCAGGGTACGGCTACACCATGGCGAAGGCGGGACTGAGCGCACTGATACCCACCAGCGACGAGCCGCGGGCGGGCGTGGCGAATATCAGTTTGCAGATAGAGAGCAAGTTCGCCGAGCAGATATACCGGTGCTATGAGCGCATGCTGCAGGGCATCATGGACGGGCTGAACCTGAAATATTCATGGAGATTCGCCATGTTTGGCAATATTGCGGAGGACGAAAAAACCTTTGAAAACGCCAGACAGGGTATGACGCTGGGCATACTGCCTCAGACCATGCTCTACATGGCGATGCTGGACATGAGCGTGATGGACGACATGGCCATCAGCCGTGCGGTGAAGGAAAGCGGCATTATGGACCTGCGGCTGCCCCTTGTGACCAGCTACAACGCCAAGCAGAGCGAAAGCGGACTGCCGCCGCAGGCGGCCCACGACATGAACCCCGGAGGGAGACCGGCATCGGAAGGAGCGCCGGGGACCGAGGGACAGGAAGCGTCAGAGGACGCGGGAGGCTGAGAAGAAATGGGCATGACGGCAATACTGACGGCGGACGACCTGCACGAGATCAACCGGGAGCTGGCCCGGGGGAACGACGTGGAGATACGCCGGACGGCGGAGGGACTGGCCATAAAGGCACACACCGTACACACGGTGAAGAAAAAGAAAGGCACGGCACTGCCGATGCCGACAGACCGATAGGGCGGCGAGAACCCCTGCGACAGTGGGGAACGAAAACGGAGAATGCGGCTGCTGTGACCGAAGGCTTGCGCGGATGCGCGGGGTATTGAGGTAGGCGCAATGGCCGTGAAAAGTGGATAACCGCGGCAAAGGGGCTGCGGGGAAAGCCAAATGGGGCTGCGCCGGTGGAGAACACCGGCTGCGGCCCCATTTTTATTTTGCGGAGAGAGGGAGTGAGAACATGAGAGCACAGGAATACGCCAGCTGGGATAACCCCCGGTTCGCGCCTATGCGGGAGCCGATGCGCCGGGTGATGGAAGCATACGGCAATGCGGAAAAGTGGTTTGCGGACATCAAGGACCGGGTGCTGTGCGACATGGGTATGCCGTTTCTGTCGGATGCGATACACAAGCTGGAGCACAAGCAGCCTGAGCGGATAGACGAGTTCGCGGAGATACCCCACGACTACCACCTGCGGCTGATGTACCCGGGTACGCCGGAGCTGGACGAGGACTTTGACAACGACCTGGACCGGGTATTCGAGGTGTGCGTGGCCATTGTGGACGGTGTAAACGAGGCACTGGGCGGATTTATCCGCGCCACGGCGGATGGGGAGTTCAACGCGCTTTCCCTGAAGGCGGAGGAGCTGCAGATCGCCAACACCGACGACAGGCGCAAGCTGCTGGATGCCTGGACCATGTGGGACAACGGCGGTATGAGCCGCGCCACCTTTGACAGCTGGTGCAGAAAACTGTTTGAAGGCGGTGAGGACGAATGAGTACGCTGAAAACCAAGGCGCTGCCCAAGAAGGTAAGCGCCAGCGGCACGCTGAAGGTGATGCAGAAGCTCAACGAATACGAGTTCGGCGTGGAGCTGTGGGTCCTGCGCGAGGGTGAAAACCGGAACAAGTGGGACTACCGCAACCTGCGGGACTACTACAAGACCTTCATCGGGCAGCCCATTCTGATCGCCTATGTGGGGCAGCAGGTGGGGGACGGACACAACATGAGCAAGCGCCGGGATCCCAAAACCGGGGAGGAGTACCAATCCTTCATGGAGGGGACGGCGGAGCGCATCGTGGGAACGCTGTCCGACGACGAAAAGGACTTTACCCTTGTGGAGAGGGGCGGTCATACATGGCTCAGAGCAAAGGGGCGGCTATTTGCTTTTTACGCCCCGGAGCTGACGCGGAAGATCGTGGAACAGGGCACGATGTACGTTTCCGCCGAGACAATGGTGTCGGAGAGCCACAAAGAGGGCGATGTGGACGTGTTTACCAAATGGTCGGGCATAGGCGTGACCATTCTGGGCGACAGGGTAAACCCGGCGATACCGGGTGCGAGCATCGCAAAGCTGGCGGCCATGCAGGAGGAATTTAAGGAATTGAAGCTGCGGGCCGCGTCGCTGCACACAGCCGCAGAGGGCAGCGGGAAAATCAACAAGAAAGGACTGAAAAGAAGCATGAACAAGCAAATGATGGAAAGCGTACAGGCCAAGTTCCCCAACCACAAGCTGATCGCCCTGAGTGAGGACAGCATGAGCGTGGGTCTGCTGGACGCTTCCGGCAACCTTTTCAGCTACACCTTCAACGCAGAGGATAACGGCGAGGTCATGGAAAGCCGTATCGCGCCCTGCGCGGCACACATCGTTTTGTCTGCCGGGGAAGTGGAGCTGAACGCCGATGTGGCGGATGTGGTGGACTACACCGTGGCCTCCGTGAAGGAGACCGACGGCGAGGTGAAAAGCCTGAACGCCAAACTGGAAGCCGCCAATGAGCAGATCAGCGCCATGCAGGAAGCGGAGAGAAAGCGCCGGCTGAGCGCCTGCAAGGCTTCCGCCAAGGCTACGCTGGAGGCTTTCAATGCCAACCGAGAGGAAAAGGTGGCGGAGGACGCCATCAAGGCGGTGAATGAGAACATCGAGGCCGGACTGTACGCCAACAGCTGCGACAAGGACGGTGCGTGGCTGGGCGAGAAGCTGGTGCGCGAGGCGGTGCTGGCCGTGTGCGGCGAGGCCGTGATGGAGAGCGACAAACGCAGCGCGCAGAAGCGCAAGACCACCTATGCCTGGGAGCACATCGCCGGCAACAGCGGCGAGGGAAGCGAGGGTGTGGACGCTCTGCTGAACAAGTGGGGCATCGACGCCGGCAAGTAAAACGAAAAGGAGAGTGAACAAACATGGCATACATTGAGAAAACCGCGTTTGAGCCGCGGATCACCAACAACGAGTTCAACGAACTGTGCAACATCACGGGACGCTATCAGGCGTCCGAGGCTGACGCGGACTGCTCCGCTGGCCTGCTGGTGGTACGCGGCGAGCAGCTGCCCTGTGCGGGCTTCAAGGGCATCAAGAACGAGAACGCCTTTTACATGACCGCTGCGGGTGCTGCCGCCAACGCCGACACCGGCGTGTACGCCTGCAACACCTACGAGTGGCCCATGCTGGGCGGACGCAACGGCAACAACTACGCCGTGGGCACCGCCACGCTGGGGCTGGGCGTTCCCGCTGGCCGGGATGGCACCTTCACTGAGATCGTGTTTGACGGCAAGCACGCCTACCGCTTCGGCGAGGGCAACCTGAGCACCGCCATCGGCGAGAACACCATCTTCACCATCGCCAACGGTCTGCTGGTGCCCGCCGCTGCCGCCCCCACTACTACCGGCGCCATCTACTTCAAGCTGAAGGGCACCGGCAACTTCACCGAGGGCGCCGGGCAGAGCTTCGTGTACTACGACGTGTGGGCCTGCAAGGTCAGCACCGTGACCGCGTGACAAGAGAGGAGAGTGAGTAAGAAATGGCAAAACTGAACCTGAACAGCGTTTCCAACGAGGTTTTCGCCATCAACGGAAACGACCAGCGCGAGGACATCGTGGCCAAGGGCCGCGTGCTGTTTTATGAACACGCCCTGAAGGGCAAGATGGCCATTTTGAGCGCCAAAGGACAGAACACCCCCGTGCAGCGCACCATGAACGACCGGGGCTACAAGCAGCTGAACGAGCAGTTCCAGCGGGAGAGCCTGCTGTACGCCGCCAAGCTGGCCTGCGCCAGCACCGGCAAGAAAGCCCCCGAGAGCTGGGAGGAGTTCAAGCGCAACGGCGGTGAGTATTACGGCAACGCCCGGTTCTACGCCGTGTTGCAGGGCATTTGGCAGGAGGTCATCATCCCCATTCTGCCCGCCGTGTACTCTGAGGCGCTGAGCGACTTCGCCGAGACCGTGGAGATCGAGCTGGGCCAGACCTACGCCGTGAGCATCGGCAGCAACGACATCCCCGTTTTCCAGGACTCCAGCTGGGGCGCCAGCCGCAGCGTGCCGCGTAACCGCTTCTATTCCCGCGATTACACGCTGAACCCCACCCCCAAGAGCTGCTGGATCACCGCCAAGTGGATGCAGCTGGTGGGCACGAACATGGACTTCGGCGTTTTCTTCGCAAACATGGTGGCGGGTATGTACGCCAAGACCATGGGTATGTGGAACGAGGCCATGAACACCGCCACGGAGGACACCAGCCTGATCCCCACCAACCTGAACTTCACCTTCAACAACCAGAACTGGGTGAAGGGCGCCAACAAGATCGCCGCGCTGAACAACACCACCATCTCCGACGTGTTTGCCACCGGCGGCACCGTGGCCCTGAGCAAGGTGCTGCCCAACACCGTGACCGGCTCTACCAATGTGAACATGGACGCCGCTATCGCCACGCTGCTGGGCGCCGACTACACCAAGGCCGGCTACCTGGGCCAGTTCATGGCGGTGCGCCTGATGCCCATGCGGGACGTTATCATCCCCGGCACCCAGAACACCACCGTGGAGACTATGCTCAGCGAGAACGACATCTGGATGCTGGCCGGCAACGGCAGAAAGCCGCTGACCATCGGCTACACCAGCGGAACGCCCATCTCCATCGAGATGGATCCCACCCGCACCGGGGATTTCGAGATCGGCCTGAACCTGACCATCGCTCTGGACTCTGTGGCCACGTTCGCGTCCAAGATCGCGCACTTCACTGTGTAAGGAAAACCACACCGGGGAAGGGGCGAAAGCCCCTCCCCGAATATGCGGATTTAGTTTAACCGGGAAAACGGCGGTCTCCAAAACCGCAGTTCGGGGTTCGAGCCCTCGCGTCCGTGCCAGATGAAAACGTTGGATCGTTTTCGCCCGAAAGGGAGTTTATGGGGGCGAAAGCCCCATACGGAAATGTAGCTCAGTTGGCAGAGCATCTGACTGTTAATCAGAGGGGCGCAGGTTCAAGCCCTGCCGTTTCCGCCATAGGACTCCCCGCACCTCTCCACGATGTGGCCCAGGGGAGACGTTTTCAAAAGGCAGTGCCGGGAAACCGGAGGGTGTGCAATGCGCCGACGTGTAAACGGGGCAGCGGTGGGAGCCTTGACGCATTGCGGCAGATAGAAACAGACCATGAAATGAATCTGAAAGGAGCAGAAAGCATGGGTAAGCAGAGAAAAAGCGGAAACAGACTGGCCGCGCAGATCGCGGCGGAAGAGAGAGAGGACGACCAGGTGATGCTGGAGGCCCAGCAGAGCACGGACACGCCTGACGAAAGCAGCGCCGCGAAAGCGGCGGCGCAGGAGAATGTGCAGGACACGGCTGATCCCACGGAAATGCCCGCCGCGCCGGTTACGTACACCGCCGAGCAGGTGCAGCAGATGATGCAGGAGGCGGCTGCCAAGGCGGTGGCGGAAGCGCTGAAGAACATCCCCCAGCAGGCCGCGCCGCAGATCGTGCAGGTGAGCACCAGCGCAGAGCAGGTACATTTCCTGTGGATGGCGCCGGTGGCGGACGACAACGTGGTGCAGTTCGGCGACGGCGGAATGTACGGAAACATCGTGGGCAAGACGGGCAGCTTTTATGTGCCGAAGCCGGACCTGAGCCGCATATTGACGGAGATGAACCGCCGGTTCATGGCGCAGCGGTGGCTGTTGGTGGTAAGCGGACTGACGGACGAGGAGCGCGAGGCGCTGGGCGTGGACTACAAGCCGGGTGAGGTACTGGACAAGAGAGCCTTTGCCAAGTTGGTGGAGCTGGGGGATGAGCTGCTGAACATCTACCCGGCGCTGTGCGAGGGACACAAGGTGATGGCGGCGCAGATGTACGCCGACGCCTACCGCCAGGGCAGCCGGTATGTGACGCGAGAGCGCACGGTGAAGCTGAACGCGCTGAGCAAGCGCAAGGGGCACGAGAAGGGCGACTTTATCGCCATTATCGAGGACATGAACGAGAAGGACGCCAAGTAAGAAGAAAAGCCCTTGACCATATAAGCGGAAGGAGGGAACGGCCATGATGCAGGGCGACGCCTATTCGCTGCCCATCGTGCTGCGGCAGGGGGAACTGCTGATAACGCCGGAGATGGTACTGCGGCTGGAGATCACCATAGGGAACCTGACGAGGACGTACCCCGGCGTGGTGCGCTACGACGAGGAGAACGGACAGTGGCTATTCCCGCTGACACAGGAGCAGACCTTCGCATTTAAGGCCGGGAGGACGCCTCCGGTACAGGCGAGGATAAAATTCAACGACGAGAGCGTGGTGGGGGCGAAGGGCAAGACCATATACGTCTCCGCAAGCCGGTCCAAAGGGGTGATGTAAATGGCGCTGCAGCAGTTCGCGGCGGAGCAGAAGAAGAACGCCAACGCCAGCACCGCCCCGGTGGGGCAGCCCGTGGTGGAGATAGAGGTACGGGATGTAGTGATACAGACAGGGGGAGAGATCATCCCCACCTACGAGGGCGAATATGAGGTAACACCACAGGTGGACGAACCTGTTGTGCTGCATACAAAAGCCAAACGCATGAACGACGACGTGACGGTGAAAAAAATACCCCAGTACGAAGTCAGCAATGCTGCCGGCGGAAAAACTTTAACGATAGGAGATGTGGAGTATGGCTAATCAGTACATCAACAAAGTAATTATGGGCGGACAGGTAAAAATCGATCTGACCGCCGACAGCGTGGTGCCTGCCAAACTGCTCAAGGGCATTACTGCCCACGACAAGACGGGTGCGACCATCACGGGTACGTGTACCTTTGATGCGGATACCTCCGGCGCTACTGCGTCCGCTGCGGAGATCTTGCTGGGCAAGACCGCATTTGTGAAGGGCGCGGAAGTCACCGGTACGATGCCCAACAACGGCGCTGTGGCGGGCAACATCACCACCAAGGCGCAGGTGTATACCGTGCCCCTGGGCTTCCACGACGGAAGCGGCACCGTGCAGATCGCCGAGGCGGAACAGGCCAAGCTCATCGCCACCAACATCCGCGAGGGTGTGACTATTCTGGGCGTGGAGGGCACCATGTCCGGCAGCGAGGACATGAAGGCACAGGCCAAGACTGTGACCCCCACCTTTGCCAGTCAGGAGATCCTGCCCGACGAGGGGTTCAACTGCCTGTCCAGCGTGACGGTGAACGCTATCCCCGTCAGCGAGACGGACAACGAGGCCGGCGGCGTGACGCTGACCATCGGCGCCTGAGAAAAACGGAGAAAACGTGCCGGAGGACGGCGGTGATGCCGCCGCTCTCCGGCACACTGAAAGGCAAAAAAGAGGACAAAACCGGAAAGGGAGGAAGCAATGGGCACGAAGTGGAGCGAGATCATATCGAATCACGCCATGTTGGAGATAGACGACGTGCGCCTGCAAGAGGAAGCGGCCAGCGACCCGGCGGCATTTCTGCGGCGGATGAGCCTGTATATGGTGAACGCTATCCCTCTATTCTCCCTGCCGGTGCAGATGCGGGCGTATCTGGCGGACGGGCTGGTGCAGCCCAGCTACGGCGATTTCTACTGGACCAGCGACGAGGACAGTTTGGTGGGAGAAACGGAAGTGGACACCGGAATGGTGGGCTACGAGCTATTTTCCTGCGCCATTGTGGAGCAGGATGTGACGGGTGGCATGACGGCGGTGCCGTACACCGGGGCGAGCTACAACGCCGAAACAGGCGTGGTGACGTTCCCTATGCAGGATATGGCGGGAATGAACTACACGCTGGACTTTTACACAGACGGTGAATTTGGTCACGAGCTGACAATGGAGCAGAAGCGGATACTTGGGCTGTGCGTGGCAAGCGTGTGGGACGAGCGGTTTTTCCGCAACTGGCTGAACGACCAGATGAAGATAAAGGATGCCAGTTTTGACACGGTGAACGAGGGCACCTATATGAAGGAGGGCGCCGCGAAGCAGGAGAAGAACCGGGCAAGGCTGATGGACGAGATGCACAAGTATGAGCAGGACTGTACGTTCCTGAACACGGTGCAGAGAGGCCGGGGCGGGTACGGACGATACCAGTTCCTGTGACGGAGGCGGAGCGTGGAGGTGAACGGCGATGGCGGATATAAAGAACAATTTGGGCAACATCGCCGCGATGGCGGAGCTGGTTCATGCCACCACCAACCGGCCCGCGCAGTATAACGACCGGCGCAATCCTTATTTTGGAGATCCAACGGCGCGATTCGTGCAAGCATACGGCAAATACGCCAGCGACTACACCGCGTGCCGGGTGCAGGGACTGGACAGCGACCCCAACAACTTTTACGAGTGGAGCGACCAGTTGATCCGGCTGGCGGATGCACGGAAGAAGGGCAACGCCATTGACCGCCCCATAGACAACTACAAGGAAGTCCTGTTTGTAGACCGGCGCATCGAATATGTGCCGGAGGGCGCAAAAATGGAGACAATGGGCTCCACATGGCTGGTGACGAACCCGGCCAACATCTCCTCTGCCGTGGGCGGTGGCATCATTAGGCGGTGCAACACCACATGGAATCACATGGACTGGTACGGCAACGTACTGAAAGAGCCGATGGTGCTGGAAAGCGTGAAACTGAACGCCAATGCCAACGATTTCCAGGAGACGGTGCTGATGATGCAGGGGTATTTCAACATCATCATACAGCGAAACGAGGAGACCGCGGACCTGGACGTGAACAGCCGGATGATTCTGGGGCGGATGGCGTATCAGATCACCGGCTACGCGGACGTGGCGCAGGAGTTCACCGGGGATGAGAAGAGTGTCCGCCTGCTGCGGTTCACAGCGCGGATGACCGAACCGGACAAGGAAAAGGACGATCTGATAAACCGGGTGGCCAACGCCTACCCCTTTGCCTGGGAGATAAACGTGGGGGGAAAAGCGGTGATGAGCAAAGGCGAGAAGGTGAAGTTTACCGCCGCCTCCCTGCGAAACGGTGAAAAGGCGGACGGAGACACAGCACACCCCACCCGCTATCTGTGGTACAGCAACGACGAGAGCGTATGCCGGGTGGACACCGGCGGCAACGTGACGGCGGTGGGCGAGGGAGAATGTACCATAACGGCGGTGCTGGTGCAGAATGAGGAGCACTACGGCACCTATGCGGTGACGGTGGCAGAGAGCGTAAGCGGCATACACTGGCAGACGGACCCGGTGGAGAAGCTGGAAGCCTACGGCAAGACCACGCTGACGGCCGTATACACCGAGAACGGCGCGGAGACCGGAGACGCGGTGGAATGGATCTTCGCCGGGGCGGCGGAGGGCAGCTACACCGCCGAGGTGGAGGGCAGCACCGCCACCGTGTACTGCTGGGGCGGCAGCGTGAAGCCCCTGACGGTAACGGCCTCCTGCAAGGGACAGAGCGTAAGCGCGGAGATCGCGCTGGAAGGGTGGTAAAGCGAAATGGCAAAGCAGACTTGTGAGCACAGCTACCGGAAGCGGGGGGAGATCACGCTGCGGTGCAGAAAGCAGAGCGGAAATGCAGATTTCTGCTGCTTTCAATATTACTGCCCGGACAGCTGCCGGTACGAAAACGCGGCAGAGTGGAAGCGCTGCCGAATGCGGCAGGAACAAGCGGACGCAGACCGATAAAAGAGAATATATCCATTGAGAATCTGAAAGGAGCGGAAACGATGGAGACGAACATTGCACAGCGCAGGCCCATTACCATGAAAGAGGTTTTTATCAACGCCAAGAGCTACGTCCCCCTGATGCAGAAGGAGGAGATCGTAAGCTATTGCGCGGAGCGGTGCATCGACCGGGTGGTGGTGAACACCGGGGAGAAATTCCGGGGCGACACGCCCCCCATGTACCGGGAGAACGGGCAGCGAAAGCGGCGGTATCTGCTGGGTATTTTGGCGCGGGCCTATTTGCGGCTGGACTTCGAGGGCTGCGGCGGCGACCGGTGGTTGATGAGCGCCGACGACTACGACTGGGTGGGCGGCGTGCAGCTGATCAACCAGATCGACCGGATGAAGAAGCAGAGCGACGCACTGCGGGACAAGGCGTATGACCTGCTGGCAGACTACCGCGATCTGGAAAAGATGATGAACACGGAGATAAACGCCAACCTGAGCATCATGAACGACGTGGTGGCTCGGATGTCCATGAGCGCGGCCAGCGCTATGACGCCGGAGAGCGTGCAGGAGCTGGTGGAGCTGGCGGAAAGAGTGCAGAAAGATCAGGCGTGATATTCAAATTGAAACGGAACAAATAGTTGCAAAAATATCAAAAGCGCAACGGAAATAGCTCTGTTTCATGTGAAACAATTCTGAAAAGTGGAAGCGTGGTGAGAGCGTGAACACGAACTTCAACAGCCCGTTTTATCCGTTTGCCAAGGTCGAGACAGGATATGGCACGTTCAAGGGCGCGGAAAAGATACCGAAGAAGATCGTGAATTACCTGCTGGACCTGCCGGACCGGAACGGATATACGCCGGTGGACGACAACCGGCGGCCCAGGGTACGGCTGATGAAGTACCTGTGCTATGACGGGGCAAATCCCCTGGCGGAGAAGCTGCCTACAGCAGCGGAAAAGCTGGGGATCGTGTTTGACGGCGAAGCGCCGGTATTGGACACGGAGGAGCAGAAGGCCAAACACCCGAAGGGGTACAGGCTGTACCCGCTGGAATACTGGGGACAGGCTCAGACGATGGCCCAGACGGTGGTAAAGGTCTACATAGGCAGGGTAATACCGCAGAGCGCGTTTACCGCCGCCGTGGGGATATATTTCGACATTTTATGCAACTACGGGCATGAGACCACCACGAGAACAGACGATTATGCACGGAGCTTTGACATGGAGCAGTGTATCATTGAGGCGCTGAACGGCGTGAACATCGGCGGCGCGGGGGTGGTGAGCTTCGACAGGGGCGCACACCCGGACAACGGATCGAGGGCTATTTACGACCAGGGGATGAACGTGGGGCGGAGGCTTCACATGAGTCTTTCGTGGGCAGACAGCGATGAGAATGGCGTCGTGACTACATTTTGAGAAACGGAGGACGGCAATGCTGGTACTTCTGTTTGACTAATTAGGTGTTTCGTGAGGGAGGAAAAAGGGTTTTATGGCGATCTCACAGAGCATAAAAAGAGCCTGCCGCCGGTATGAAGAAGTGGAGGCGGAGGGGCTGACCCTGTATCCCATTCTGGTGGAAGAGCTGGAGGCATTTGAAATGGCGCGGCCCGGCATCGACATCGTGCAGCAGGCGCTCCCTGTGCGCTATGCGGCCATGCCCCTGTTGGCGGCGCTCTACCGGATGGAATATGAGGCGTTGGAGAAGAATGAGGAGGGGATTGGACTTTTCTCACGGGCGCTTCTGATGCTGGCGCTTTCCCTGCGGCTGGGGAGAGGGCTGCCATTGGGAAAACGGGTGGGGATGTTCCGATGCAAGGTAGACCCGCAGGACAGAGGCTGCCTGAAAGCGGTTGAGTTCACCGTGGACGGGGAGGAGCTGTGGCGGGTGACGCCGGTGCAGTTCCAGCGGCTGCGGGAGATCGCGGCGGCACAGAATGGTATTGAGCTGGCCGCACCGGAGGCAAACCCGGAGCTGCTGGAAGCACAGAGAGACCTGGCGCAGATGAACGGCGCACCACTGTCCGGCTGCGTGTGGGAGCGTATCGCGGCCATCGCGGCGCTGGAGCACGTGGACGAGGCGGAGATAGACCAGTGGCCTATATTGAAGCTGCAGGAGAAAACGAAAACATGGCAGCGGATCATAGGGTACATGGTGTGCGCCGTGGCGGAGGCGCAGGGGACGAAGTGGAAAAACGGAAACCCGCACCCCAGCCTGTTTTATGAGAAAGAGGATATAGGAAATACGGCGCTGCGGCCCGCCAAAATGGCGACACAGCACCTCGGACAAATGTAAAAAAGGAGTGAAAGCAAGTGATCCAGTTTAATGACGCGAAGCTGTATACCAGGGGCATTTGCGCGGCGCAGCTCGCCGACATGGAAAGCGGAGACATCTATTTCTCCAGCAACAAGTTCCAGGAGGGCAACATCACCGCCAGTGTGAACAGTGATCCCCTGCGGGCGGGCCTGAACAACGGCATCGCCACCATCATCGAGAGCGACCCGGACATACAGGTGGACTTCACCCAGGCCAACTTCGACCTCAAGACCAAGATGGCCGGTGTGGGTGCTGGCGTGACGTACAACGCAGTTGCACCGGTATGCCAGGTGGTGACGGCGGCCTCTGCTGCGCTGAAGGTGGACGTGAGCGACGGCGCGCCGACGGCTCAGTACGGCATGAACAAGGCGGTGTGCTACGTGCAGGAGGTAAACGCGGCCTCCATGATCGCCCATGGTGGCGTGGCCTATGACATTGCGGCGGACGGTACGATCACCGGCTTTACCGCGGTAAGCGGAAAGCAGTACAAGGTATGGTACTTCGTGAACAAGCTCAGCGCCGCAGTGGGACGGCTGACCACCAACATGAACGGCAAGGTGGGTCTGTTTACGTCGCAGATGGCGGTGTACAGCAACGTGAACGCCAAGACCAACGAGGGCACGCGCTGGGGTTGGCTGTATCTTAACGTGCCGCTGAAGCTGCAGGCGGGCACCGCTACCGTGACTGGCAGCCAAAGCAACTACGACACCACCAGCATCGTTGGCCGCGCTATCAGTATGGACGAGCAGGTGGTCAGCGGCCAGTGCCAGGACTGCGGAAACGGCGGGACGCTGGG